CGATCTTATACATACAGGATCAGTATCACACACTGGCGATTATATCCTAAATGGAAATCTCACAGTTAGTTCTTTTGCTCAATTTGAAAATATCCGCATTGATGGAAATCAACTTTCTACTACTGATTCAAACAGCAATTTAGAACTTATTGCCAGCGGCTCTGGCATTGTATCAATACCTAGTAACAATGTAATAGTTGGTCAAGACCTAACTGTTAACGGTTCATTGACTGTTGAAAACTTATCCCTTACTATATTAGAAACTGAAATTGTTCAAACCAGCGATATCCGTATCCAGAATAATTTTGTAACTACTACGCTGTCTAATTCGGATTTAGAATTACGTGCCAATGGCACTGGTAGAGTATTAATTCCTACAGCAGACTTTGTTGTAGAGAACGATCTAACAGTTCAAGGCGACACTGAGTTACAAACAACCACAATTACAGGTACATTAACACAAAACGGAAATACTGTTCACACAGGTAATACCACACAAACCGGCAATTACATTCTTAACGGTAATCTAGATGTCAGCGGCTTTGCTGAAATTGCTGACATACAGATCAATGGCAATCAAATTTCGTCAAAGAGCGGATATAATCTAGTACTAGACGCACCTGGGTCGGGAATTGTTTATGTTCCTGAGAACGATGTTCTTATTGAAAATGATTTATTTGTTAACGGAACACTATATGCCAATAATATTATTGGTACTTTTGGATCATTACAATCAAACGAAATTGACACAGGTGATATTGTTGTTCGTGGTAACAGGATTACCACAACATTATCTAATTCAGATTTAGAATTACGTGCCAATGGTGCTGGGTCTGTGATAATTGACGGCACAGACTTAATTGTTAACGGCGGCCTGGTAGTAAACCCAAATGCTCAACTTAATAATACACAGATTACAGGAACATTAACCCACACTGGCATAGCTAATCACACAGGTACTGTTAATCAAACCGGTGCGTTTAACCTCACAGGTAATATAGACATTACCGGAACTGCTCAGTTTAATAATATTCGAGTAGAAGGCAACGTAATTAGCACAACAACTCCGGGCAGTGATTTAACATTTCAAGCAACCGGTGCTGGAATTATCAATGTTCCGTTTAATGACGTCAGAATTGCCCAAAATCTTTCTGTGACAGGCGATGTAACAACCACAGATATTGTTGCGTCTAATTCCATATCTGCCCCGACTCTTACGCTAGGCTCGGTTACTATCAGTGGTAACTTAATCACAACCAACGTATCTAACAGCAACTTAGAATTACGAGCCAACGGGGTTGGCGCTGTTGAAATTGAGTCAATTGTTATAAATCAGAATCAAATAACTACCCAAACTGATACCAATTTAGTAATCGCACCAAACGGCACTGGAATAGTTGACTTCCAAGGCACACAGGCTGTTCGATTGCCTAGAGGAACAGACGGGCAAAGACCAACTGGCCTAACAGGACAGGTTAGATATAATACTGACCGTAATTACTATGAAGGATTTGATGGATCTAACTGGCGCAGATTAGACGGTGTCTACGATCTAGATGAAAACACATACATTACACCAGAAACAACTCCTGGTGCCAATGATAATACTATTTCTTTTTACATTAACGGGCTGAATAAAGCCAGTTTAACTGCTACTACTTTTTCTACAAGTAACCTCGATATAGGTAATATAAATATCACAGGTAATACAGTTTCTACTACCAATACTGATGGGAATTTAGTACTAGCTCCTAATGGTACTGGTAGCACAGTAATTGGGTTTTTTGCTTTAAGAAATAACACAATTACCAACACGCAAGCAGATACTATTACTTCGTTTAATCAAACAGGTACCGGATATTTTAAAATTGCTGGTACTAACGGATTTGTTCTTCCGAGAGGCAGGGTTGATCAAAGAGGAGCATTAGTTGAAACAGGTATGATGCGTTTTAACACCACAGATAGTCGTGTTGAAGTGTATGATGGGTCACAGTGGGTATCAGCAGCAGGTAGTTCAGGAAGCGGCATTACACTTTCTGAAGCAGAAGGACTAGCAATTACTACAGCATTAATTTTTGGATGATAATATAAATGGCAACGTTTTTTAGAAATAAAGTAGTTAAAGATTTAGGTACTGCTGCGGTTCATATGATTGAAACCACAGCAACTAGTCGTACTACAATAATTGGTCTTAGTATGACCAACCTAACATCAGCCACTATCAAAGTCAGTATTACCTTAACTGATAATACTTCTACCACAGGATATTTCATAAAAGATGTTACCATTCCACCAAATCAAAGTTTGCGAGTAATTAATGGTGGTGAAAAATTAGTTATGGCAGAGAATAATTTATTAGCAGCATTTGCCGACAGAAACGATGCTGCTGATGTGATAGTTAGTTATGTTGAGATTGTTTAAGGAGAGCAACAATGGCCTATTATATTGGTGATTATAACGTAGAAGGAATTTTAGGCGTTGGCGTTCCTAGATTTTTCTATGGACTTAGAAAAACAGAAGGTGGCGAATTGTACCTGGGTCGATTAGATCAACTAAGTGCTGATGATGTAATTGAAGTTAATCAGCCCGGAACTCCCGAAGACAACTATAATGATTTTGAAGTAGGCATTGACTTCTTAGAAGGCCGAGATGTAAACCACGATGTGGTTTATAATAATCTAACCTACGAACAATATCGCTGGGATAATAGAAATTTATATTATTACATAGACGAAGACGGCCAACTGGTTGTGAGAATCAGTGAAGAGTACGTGTATCCTACAGGAATATAAGAGATAAGTTATGGCAGAATTTAAATTAAGTCGATTAAAATTTACCTGGAAAGGTGACTGGACTCCAAATTTTAACTACATCATTGACGATGTTGTTAGATATGGCGGTAAGAGTTTTGTGTGTATTCAGCGACACACTGCTTCTAATGTGAGTTTCTATTCAGATTTAGAATTTATAAATCAGCAAACTATTCCGGCATCTAGTGAACCACGCTGGGAATTGATGTTTGACGGCTACGAGTGGCGTGGCGACTGGACTGAATTTACTGTTTATAACGTTGGCGATATTGTAAAATATAAGGCTATTTCTTATATCTGTATTGAATCACACACTTCAAACACTAATCTAAATGGCCTAGAAAGCAACCAAGCTAAATGGGTATCGTATGCTAGATCAGACGAATGGAAAGGAGATTGGCAACCAGCAACTTTGTATTCTGCTAGAGATGTTGTAAAATACGGCGGTATTGTTTATCGGTGTGTTGCTAGAAATATATCAAACGATGTCACCGTTGGATTAGAGGGAAGTTCTGCCTCTTGGGAAATTGTTAATCCTGCCCAACAGTGGAGACAGGCATGGGCTACTAACACACGATATAGAATAAACGACATTGTAAAATACGGTGGTATTGTTTACAGATGTATCGATGGTCACACTTCTGCTCAAGCAATAGCTGACGGTCTAGAACTCAATCAGGCAGACTGGGAAATCGTTTTTGAAAATATTGAATATAAAGGCAACTGGGTCCCGCAGGTATTGACTCCTCCGACTAGCCCGGGTGTTCGATACAAACGCAACGATCTTGTCAAGTATGGTGCTAATCAGTGGATTTGTATTAATCATCACACAAGTACCGATGTCTTTGATCTATCAAACTGGCAATTGTATGTTCCAGGTTTTGAATATGAAGAAGAATGGAGCACTACAACAGTATATCAACGCGGCGACGTGGTCAAGTACGGTGGCTACTCTTATGAAGCATTAAACAATAACGTAGGGCAAATCCCGTCAACTTCAGCTGTACTCAACGATGATAGTTCTATCGCTTTTTGGAAATTATTAGTTATCGGATATAGAGTATCCGGTGACTGGGAAAACAATACCGCATATTTTGTTGGTGATGTTGTAAGAAGAGGCGGACAAGTTTATACTGCTATCAAAGATACACTAACAGATCCAAACGAAAGTATAACTGATTGGGAACTAGTTATTCCCGGTGAAACATATAGAAAAGAATGGGAATTAAATGAAACTTATTTAATCGGTGATGTTGTAGTATTTGAGGAAAACACATACCGATGCCTGACCAAACACCTCGCTACTAACGTAGATCAGCGTCCCGATAATGACTACGATAATAACTTATGGACACTATTAATTCGAGGAGAACCCACTAACAGTTTAAGATACCAAGGTGATATTAAGGTATTTGGACTTACTGAAGACGGTAGTTCTGTTGATCAATCGAGACTGCCAATCGGCGATCCCGGCCAAACTCTCCGAGTGGTAGATAATGCTCCGTCTTGGGAAACATTTAACCAAACACAAAAAGTTTACTATGTGAGTACTGAGGGAGCAGATACTGCGGACAACGGTACAAGTTTGAATAGTGCTTTTAGAACAATAAAATACGCCTGCGATTTTGCTACAGGCCCAGCAACCATATTTGTAAAGGCAGGAGTCTACTCGGAGATTCTACCAATACGTGTGCCAAGAGACGTTGCTATTGTTGGAGAGGAATTGCGAAGCACGGTTGTTGAACCTTTATATGATCCCAATAACATTTCGTTTGATATAAGCGGAGATCCGTTTATTGATCCCCTTGATTACAGACTAGATGACATGTTTCACGTTAATAACGGATCAGGACTGAGAAATATGACCTTTAGAGGGTTAAACGGAACCCTTAGCGGTATTAATCAATACGGTACTCGTAGACCGACAGCAGGGGCGTATGTATCGCTAGACCCCGGCAATGGTCCAACAGACAGTTCTGTATGGATTACTACAAAATCATGCTATGTACAAAACGTTACTACATTTGGTAACGGATGTACCGGATTAAAAGTAGACGGTGCTTTACACGGTGGCGGTAATAAATCAATTGTGGCCAACGACTTTACGCAGGTCCTTAGTGATGGCATCGGAGCTTGGGTAACTAATAACGGATTATCAGAATTAGTTTCAATATTCTCATATTATGGACACATGGGATACCTAGCAGAAAACGGTGGTAAGATTCGTGCTACTAACGGTAATAGTTCGTATGGTACATACGGGTGTGTAGCCGAAGGTGTTGATGAATCAGAAACACCTGCTGAGGGATTTCTTAATAATCGAACTACAGAAGCAGCCGTAGAAAGTGCGTTTTCTGGAGAAGCCAACGATGAAATTTTAAATTTAGAATTTTCTAATGCTGGTGAGAATTATACTTCAGCAACATTTACTTTTGTTGGTTCTGGTACTGGAGCTGCTGTGATAGCAGACGAATTCAGAGACCGTGGAGTATTTGAGTGGCGACTGTTAGACCCAGATGATGGTGAATTTCTAGGTGGCGGGGGCTTCCAGTCTACGGGTAACAATGCCCAGATTGGTAATACAACCGGAATTACTATTGCGTCCAACGACGAAGCATTCGAAACTGATTACATTGGTTGTAGAATTATCATCACCAGCGGCACTGGAACTGGTCAATATGGAACTATCGGGTCATATGATATTATTTCTAAACGCATTGATGTATACAACGAATACAATGGCGAACTAGGATGGACACACGTAATTGCTGGTTATCCTTTAGCGGCAATACTAGATACTACAACAGTATACAGAATTGAACCACGCCCAATCACAGCCGCTCCAACATACACAACCGCAGAATCAGTCGGTGATAATAGATATTTTGCTGATTCTGTATATATACCAACATTTAATAGATTCCTAGCAGTAGGTAAAGAACTCCCCCTTTTAACTGGAATAATATATGAAGGCAGCAACGAAACAAATTTAGCCAAGGTTAATGCTACTTCTAATACAGACGTTTATACCGCAATTGCCTGGGATGGAGCCGATACTGTACTCGCTGTAACTCTTGGAAGCTCAGCAATAGTTGGTGTATGGAACGGATCATCTTTCACTTATTCGTCAATTTTTTCTAACATTGGCATCGCTGGCAGTAGAAACGTTGCCGGCGGCAATGGAAAATTTGTAGCTACTTCCCCAGCAGCATCTACATCAGTAGCAGTATATACTGTAGCATCTTCAACATGGTCAACAGTGTCTGTTCCGGTCACAGCACCATGGGTAGCTGTGGCATACGGCAAAAATAAATTTGTAGCAATTGCTCGAGACGGTAAAACTATAACCAGCACCAACGGCTCTTCTTGGACTGCTGGCTCCGATATTCCAACGTTTGGTGACTCTACACAGCCTATCTGGGTTGATATGTGTTACGGAAATAACAGATTTGTAGCTATATCTAGTAACTCTAACGCAGTGGCCTACAGCTTTAATGGAGTTGACTGGTATCTGTCAACTCTACCGTTTGATACCGCATGGAATCGAATCAGCTACGCTCAGGGTTTATTCGTTGCTGTTAGTAGCAGTAACACTCAGTTCGTAGCAGTATCAGACAGCGGCGGGTTTGCATGGGAATTAAAAGCATTGCCCGCTAGCATTTCAGATAGAACAACCGCAGCATTTATACCTAACACTGATTCAAGAGGTCGATGGGTAGTGCTATCGTCAGAATTAGGCAGCGGTAATATATCTACCTTCCAGTACGGTGCTACTTTTAGAGGAAGACCGATCATTTCTGGAGGAAGAATACGAAGTATGAAAATATGGGAGCCTGGTAGTGGTTACATCGCCCAGCCAGCCTTTACGTTTTCTGACCCGGTCTCTACATCTCAGCCTAATTACGAATTTAGAATAGGCAATGGCGTTTTGGCAAATCCTACGTTCTTAAATCGAGGTATAGGTTACAAAACTTCAACCACCCGAGTAACTGTGGCCGGCGATGGTTATGCTGATGTCTACGAGCTAGGCGGTAATATTATCGTTGACGGAGCACCAAGAGTAGTTAGAACAGGTGCTAACTTTGAGTTAAACACTGTAAGTTGGACACCTTCGGTGCTGCCAATATCCGGTCCTTGGGGAGGAGCAACTGTAGGCAGCGATAAATTTGTAGCAATAACCTATCAAGGTATTGGTTTATCTCAAATTGTTTATTCAGCCAACGGCACTGGATGGACCTCAACTACAATACCGGTTCAGCGTGATTGGAGAGATATCAAGTATGCCAACGGTGTGTATATTGCTGTTGCTTACGGAACAGTTTTTGCTAGAAGTACTAACGGAATAAGTTGGACTACGGTCACAGTCCCAACAGCAAACTGGACATCCGTAGACTTTGTCAACGATAGATGGACAGTGATATCCAACGGATCAGCTAGTGCGTTATATTCTGTTGATAATGGTCTAACATGGTTGTCGTCATCGTTGCCAATCAGTGCCAACTGGGTTAAAGTTAAGCACGGTGTAAATAATTTTGTGGCTATTGCTGAAAACAGTGACAAAGTCGCAATTTCGTTAGACGGCCAAACATGGCTTATCCGTACAATAACAGCAACACAAGAATGGTCAGATTTAGCATATGGCAACGATCATTTGATACTAATTGCGAAAAATACCGATGAGTTTGCTGTATCTGAAGATGACGGCAACACATGGGATGTATTAGCAGCACCCGACACTGACGACTGGTCACATATTATTTTTGCCAATAGGAAATTTGTATTGTTTTCAGGCACAGGATCAGCAACATATTCTTCTAGACTAGGTTTAGATTGGCTAGAAAGAGATCTGCCAATTAGTGATCCAACAGCCGCTGTAGCAGGACTGAACAAGTATCTTGTACTGTCAGATAACAATGCTGCTGTAGCATCAGACGGCTCAGATAATCGAGTGTACAGAGTGTTAACTGTTGATGTTCTTAGCGGAGCGCCAGGCAACTATAGATTAGCTGTTAGGGTAGCTCCGGATTTTAGTAGAACAACAAGTCCACCGCATAACACCCCCATTGAAATACGAGAAAAATACAGTCAGGTACGACTAACTGGTCATGACTTCTTAGATATTGGCACAGGAAACTTTGAACAAACAAATTATCCTGCCTTATATACTCAGGGAACTTTATCAAGAGCACCAGAAAACGAAGTATATAATAGGGGTGGCGGTCGAGTATTTTATACAAGTACTGACCAAGACGGTAACTTTAGAGTTGGTGAATTGTTTGCTGTTGAACAGGCCACTGGTGTTGTAACAATTAGTGCTGATTATTTTGATCTAGGCGGCTTATCAGAACTTAGATTGGGTGGTATCCGTGTTGGCGGTACTGGAGTAGTTATTAGAGAATTTTCAACAGATGTTACATTTGCTGCTGATTCAAATAATGTTGTCCCAACACAAAGAGCAATTAAAGCATTTGTTTCTAGACGTATTTCGGGAGGCGGCTCTGAAGCTGCTACGGGTACACTAGTAGCAGGTACTGTTAGAATAGGTGGACCGAATAATATCGGTAGTACAACAAATACCTATGTAAACATACCGGTAAATGTTAATATTAGGAAGGGTATTTCGGGAATGATGCTGGCTATGAGCATGTTCTCAGACGGGTTTAATAGCAATCTTGATGGGCAAGAGGTAGGAAGGGATTTAGGTTAAAATCATATTAGATAAATATGGTATCGAATATCGGAGTCATCGATGGCAGAGTTTAAATTAGGTAGAATTAGATTTGTATGGAAAGGTGAGTGGATCTCAGGGACTTCTTACCTTAAAGACGACGTAGTACGTGTAAACGGTCGTGTTTATATCTGCGTTATAGGTCATACAGCAGATCCAGATTTTTATGTAGATGCGGATAATTTTCCAGCACGGTGGAATCAGGCCAGTGATGGCCAAACGTGGCGCGGAGATTGGACTCCAGACACACTATATTATGAAAACGACATAGTCAAATACGGCGGACAACTATATATTTGTTTAGTTGGACATACTTCAAATGCTGATGTAAGTGTTGGTCTAGAAGTCGACTTAGATCTTGGTGATAGTACACAGACCAAGTGGGATCAATTTGCTGAAGGATTTGATTGGAAAGGCGATTGGACAACCAACACTAGATACAAATTAAACGACATTGTCAAATACGGTGGTAATACGTATTTGTGTAATCTGGGACACACTTCAGCACCAACCGCGGCTATGGGATTAGAAGGTCTTGATAGATTAACACCGGGACAGACAGAAGATCTTAATAAATGGGATCAATTCTCAGAAGCATTTGATTGGAAAGGTGACTGGACTCCAGGAACTCGATATAAAATCAATGACGTAGTATCTTTTGGTGGCACATCGTATGTGTGTAACGAAGGACATCCTGCGGCAGCAACATTTGTTCTTGGCCTAGAAGCTGACCAAGGCAAGTGGGATTATTTCAATCAAGGCATTGAATATCTTGGTTTATGGGATGCCGAAGACCAGAATTATAAAGTAAACGATCTTGTTAAAAACGGTAACGGCATTTACATCTGTTTACAGAAACATTCATCATCATTGTCTAGAACATTTGAGCAAGATGAAGACTCCGGTTACTGGGGAGAATTTTTAGAAGGTATTCAGTTTGAAGATAGTTGGAACAGTTCAACAATTTATCAACCTGGTGATATTATTACCTATGGTGGTTATGCGTATGTGGCTACAACAAATCATAGCAATATTAAACCTACCCAGGCCGTAACCGGTTCGCAGAACTGGGATCTGTTTACCACAGCATTTAAATTCCAACAAAACTGGAATTTATCTGCCAATTATAGAGTAGGCGATGTTGTAAGATTAAGCGGCTTTACTTATGTTGCCATTGCTGATAATACTAATCAAAAGCCTCCAAACTTAACATACTGGGAACAATTAAATCCTGGTATTCGTTGGCTAGGAGCATGGGCAAACGGCTATGGATATGTGTTAGGTGATGCAGTTCGTTATGGACCTAATAGTTATGTCTGCGTAAATGCTCATACATCAGCATCTGCTACAAATAGACCAGACATTGATGTTACTGGAACTGTTTGGAACTTGTTAGCCAACGGCCAAGAATCATCTGTGTTAACCACACAAGGTGACCTTGTCTACTACGGCGGTGCTGGTCCAACAAGATTACCAATCGGAGCAGACGGCCAAGTATTAGTCGTTGGCAATGCCCAAGCACCCGAGTGGAGATATTGGGGTGAAGTTGATCAGTTATATTATGTGAGTTTAGATGGAGTTGATCAAACAGCACCCGCCTACGGTGTTACTCTAGACAAGCCTTGGAGAACAGTACGATACGCTGCTGAGCAGATTGAAAAAGGTACTAGAAATCCTCAAGCAGCACGTCTACTGGAAATTAATAGACAGTTTGTACAGCGGGAAACAGTACAGTGGATCAACTATCAGATTGCCAACAATATCTCACCGTTCGTATCTAGTTTTTCTTACGATACAACCAAGTGTGAACGAGATGTTGGACTAATCATCGATGCTATCCTATGGGATATACGTCATGGTGGCAATGCTAGATCTAGAAAAGCAGCAGTTGAGTATGTAACTAATGCTTCTACATTTTATGGATTAGGTCAAAAAGAAGAAACTGTAGCAGCAATCAACTACGCAATAACCACATTAGTTAACACTGCGGTATTGTTAAACGCTGCCCCAGCTACAAACTATCAAGTTACTAACAGTGTTCCTGTCAATGACAGAATTTTACAGATTATTGACACAGATTTTGTAGCAGAAACTCTGTCATTCGCAGAGATAGCTAGTTTAAAATCATTGATCACAGTGGCGATCAGTGGAGGCACACTAGGCAGCGTTGGAGCAGAAGTAAAACCACAGAGAACAATTCTAGTTAAAACAGGAGTATTCTTTGAAACTCTTCCAATTATTGTGCCAGTGGACACAGCAGTAGTAGGTGATGAACTACGTTCAACAAATATTAGACCAGCAGCGTCACAAGTTGACATTACCGATGTTCCAAAAAGTTTAGATGCCCTATCACGAATTAGTGCTATTATCAGCAATATTGTACAAGGCACTACTGTAACAAAAACGACAACGGGTTCAAACCCTAATACGTTGTCTCAGAGTCAAACTAAACCATTTGCCACTGCTACTCAGGGAACACTGTTAACTGGGCTAATGACTAACGCAACAGCATACATTAACTTTTACGTTAATAGCACTGGATCTGCTCCAGCAATGACAGGGTCAAATGCTGCTGCTAGTTTGTATAATGTATATGCTGCTATTAGACAGCTTGAACTTAATAGAGAATTTATTGTAGCAGAAGTTCAAGCATATATCGCATTGACATATTCCGGCTATGCTGTTCTCACAGAATATGTCAATGAATACATTGATGCGATGAAATATGATTTAGCCTACACTGGAAATTATAGAACACTAACAGCCGCAAAGTGGTATGTAAGAAGTGTAAATGGGTCTATCGCAGAAAACATGTTCTTGGTTAGAAACGCAACAGGCGTTAGAAATCTAACTGTTCAAGGATTAACTGGTACACTAGGAGCTCCTAATGCCTACGGTACTCGTAGACCAACAGCAGGTGCCTACACTTCTTTAGATCCGGGATGGGGTCCAAATGACGAAGCTGTTTGGATTACCACAAGATCATGCTATGTACAAAACGTTACTACATTTGGTACTGCCTGTATTGGATGTAAAATTGACGGTGATCTACATGCTGGCGGCAATAAATCTATCGTTAGCAACGACTTTACACAGGTGCTGTCTGATGGTATTGGAGTATGGTGTACTAACCTAGGTAGAACAGAATTAGTTTCAGTATTCGGATACTATGGACACATCGGTTACCTAGCAGAAAATGGTGGTAAGATTCGAGCTACTAACGGTAACAGTTCCTACGGTGAATTTGGTTGCGTGGCTGAAGGTGTTGATGCTACTGAAACTCCAATTACTGGTGTTGTTAATAATAGATATGAAGAAGCAATATCATCAAAATCTTTAACTAGCGGACAACAGGTCTATCGAGTTGAATACTCAAACGCTGGAAATAATTATACATCCGCCGCATTTACATTCAACGGCCCAGGTACTACATTTACCACAGTGGGAGATGAAACCCGCGACGGTGGTATATTTGAACTTAGACTATTAGATGTTGACGATAGTTCAGGGCAGTTCGGCGGACTAGATTACCTAAGTTCTGAAAACGTAGCTCAGGGCGGTTCAACAACAGCAATTACTATTGCTGCCACAGACGACCAAACTAGTTCTGCGTATGTTGGCATGCGAATTTATATCCAATCTGGTGTAGGTGTCGGACAGTACGGTTATATTAATACCTATAATGCTGGTAGCAAAATTGCCACAGTACTTAAAGAATCAACAGGTACATCCGGATGGGATCATGTAATTCCAGGTACTACTATCGTAGCACCAGATCCATCATCATTGTATATCATTGAACCAAGAGTTAATGTTCCAGCACCGACCGAAGCAACATTGAGTGTTACTGGTGGGCCTGCTGGCGGATGTAGAGATGCGGTATATGCCAATGTTAGAGAAACATTTATCAACATAGCTGCTACTGGTGGTTCAGGTACCGGTGCTACATTCAACGTGACTAGAAATGGGTTGACTTATACAGTTACCCTAAATCAAGCTGGTCAAGACTACGAAAATAATGACCTATTGACAATTGCTGGCACATCAGTTGGTGGAGCATCACCAGCCAATAATATCAGCATCCGAGTTGAAACTGTAGATTACACAGCAGGTATTATTGTAGGTGAAATATTAACAATATCACATGAAGGTCGAGGCCGCGGAGGCAATTTTGTATTAGTTCCTGCTGCCTCAAGCAATTTAGCATACTACTCAACAAACGGCACAGCTTGGTCATCATCGACATTACCATCATCTGCTGCTTGGACTGCTGTAGGTGCCGGAACTATCAGTAACGTAGCCTATGTTGTAGCATTAGGTAGCACAGCAACATCAACTGCGGCATACAGTACTAATGGCGGAGCATCATGGGCAGTATCAGCATTGCCACAAATTAGTGCTGTTACATCTGTGGCATTTGGTGGCAATAGGTTTGTTGCTGTGCGTTCAGATTCTAATAACTCGTTGGTGTCCACAGGCGGCACAGTTTGGGCCAATGGTGCTAACATACTACCTGGATCAACTAACTGGCAAAGTATAACCTATGGCAAAGGAAGATTCTTTGCTGTTGCTGCTGGCGGTACTGCCAGTGCTTACAGCTTAGATGGTATTTCATGGACTGCTGCCGCATTACCTAGTTCTGCTACATGGAACAGCATTGCGTTTGGTAACAACGTGTTTGTTGCTTTATCAAATGAAGGCAACTTGGCAATCAGCAATAACGGCACATCGTGGACAGCGGTAGTTGGTACTATTAATGCTGATGAAGTTGGTTATGGACAAGGTTCATTTATAGCAACTAGCCATGCTTCATCGACCGCCTACTACAGATCACAAGACGGCCTAACATGGACACAGGGCACAGCAACCTTTACTACCACAGGACGACCAGTATTTGGCAATCCAAATGAAACACCGGTATGGATAATTCCGCGTACTACTTCAGCTCAGGCAGCGGTGAGTATTGGATCTAGAGCTTATGTTAGAGCTCGAGTTGCTGATACTAAGATTGTAGAATTTAGAGTAGTTGAACCAGGTAGCGGTTATATTGCTGGTTCACCGCCAAGCATTACTATTACTGATCCTAACAACACCTACGAAGTACCGTTTACTGTTAGAGTAGGCAACGGAGTGTTGGCAAATCCAACATTTATTGATCGTGGTGCTGATTGGGAAGTTGCCACTGCTACAGTATCGGGCGATGGCTATGCTGACCTATTCCAAGACGGTAGTTTGGTCGATGTTAAAGGAATTTACACAGTGCCGATTCCGGGCTCAAACGTTGAATTTACCAGCATTCCTGGTAAGTTCTATAAACTAGTAAACGTTACCCGATTGTTAGGTACTGGCCCGTATACTGCTCGTTTACAAGTTAGTCCACCAATTGAAATATCTGAAACGGCTCCGCATGAAGATCCGTTTGAAATTAGAATTAGATATTCACAGGTTCGATTAACAGGACATGACTTCTTAGACATTGGTACTGGAAACTTTACCAATACAAACTATCCAGGATTACCGTTGTCAGATCCAATACCAGATAATGAAACTGTAGAAAGCAACGGCGGTCGAGTATTCTATACAAGTACCGACCAAGACGGTAACTTTAGAGTTGGCGGGTTGTTTACCGTTGAACAAAGTACTGGTACCGCAACATTAAATGCTGATGCGTTTAACATTGCAGGTCTACAAGAGCTCAGTTTAGGCTCAGTTGAATTAGGCACAGGGGGTGCTACAGTTACTGAATTTTCAACAGATCCATTCTTTACACAGGATTCAGATTCAGTTATACCTACTCAAAGAGCTATTAAAGCGTACATATCTTCACAAATTGGCTCGGGCTCGAGCACATTGAACGTAAATACTCTTACAGCAGGTCAGATATTTGTAGCTAATGACTACATTACAACCACTACAGGAGGGCAAATCAATGTCCTTGCTAAGATGAATTTCATCGGTGGTATTAATGGAATCCCAGTGGCTATGAACTTATTTTTACATAGTTAACGGAGAAATTAAATGGCAACAGGTAGATTAGGAGCAAGCGATCTAGCACAGGCTACAAATACATCGGTTTACACCGTACCATCGGATACTTTTTCGGTGGTTACGTTGTCAATTTGTAATAGAAACAATCAAGCATGTTCTATTAGAGTAGCTATCTCAGCAGCTGCAACACCCACAGCAGCTGAGTGGATCGAATTTGACACAGAAGTATTGGGTAAGGGCGTTCTAGAACGTACAGGTATCGTTATGGATGCTGGTAGACTATTAGTAGTGTATTCCAGTGCCGCAAACGTCAGTGCCGTAGCGTTTGGCATAGAAACGCCTACAGCATAAATATACATTGACAGGGGAAATACATGGGAAGATATATCACAACAACTGGCACAGCAAATAACGTTATTCGCGAAGTTTCTACTGCGTTCAACGCTTCAGTCAATGATCGAATTTTAGCTAATAGTACATCAGCAGCTTTTACTATTACATTGCCAAATGCTTCTACACTTTTACTCAATGACACTATTCAGATCATTGATATCGGTGGAGTAGCAGCTACCAACAATATTACGATTGGTCGAAATGGGGCTAAAATTCAAAACATTAGCGACGATTTAACCATCGACGTTAACGGTTCGATTATTACTTTGATTTATAGCGGAGCAACATACGGCTGGGTCGTAGCATCTGCTTAATGAGTTAACACAGGAAGAGACATGCCAACATCATTTAAAAACCTGGTAAAGATCAAGGGTGACGGAATATACGCTACTGAAGAACATTTAGAGCGTGGCCGAATCCATGTGTTTACGCCAGGTAACAACTATACCAACTACGGTATATGCTGGCGGGCACCTGCCAAGGGTACCGCAGTTATAGAAATTTGGGGTGCTGGCGGAAGTGGTGCTCGTATGTGCTGCTGCGGCGGCGGACTTCCTGGTAACGCAGGAGCGTATTCAAAGAAAACTGTTCAGGTAAACTCGGGATGTTTCATCTGTGGTTCAGTGGGATTTAGCTGCGGTAACGCAGACGCAATATGTTTTAGAGGCTGTTCAGATCCAACCGGAGTATGTTGGACTGGAAATTGCGGAGCATCGGGTTGCTTGTGTGCTCAAGGTGGAGCAGGTGGTAGAAGTTTTTGTACAACAGGCACTTCGTTATATTGCTGTTTTGCCGCCAACGGCTACTGTGCTCGCGGTCCGTACAATGATAACTGCGGCACAATCTGTAACTACTTTGGTGGTATTTGGATTGCCTGTGCCTACGGTGGCGATATTAATCGCTGTGGCGGATTCTCGTGTACGGCATTCCTAGGATGTCAAGGTCCGTGTATTTGCTCTACTACATTTCACGTAGCAACACCTCCGGGATATGTTTCTAAATGCGGCGGAGTTACTATTTTTGGTAATGAAAATAATAATGAATTTTCAAATTGGTCAGGTCAGGGTGCTCACCAACATCAATCAGCACTAAACGCACAATCTCGTCAACCGACACACGGTATTCCTTGGTCCTACTGCTGGGGTTTTGGTGGTGGTTGCGGCTGTTACGAAAACGAAGGCTGTTATACAGGTGTAGGCCCCGGATATCCAGGTACTCCACCATTCCCATGCGGTGATGTTAGAGACCATGGAAGACGAGGTGGCCACGGTGCTATCCGTATTAGATTTATAGAGGGACAATAATATGCCTACATCATTTAAAGGTCTTGTCCAAGCAAAACAACCGTTTATTGCCTTTGAAGAAGAAAATTTAGAGCAAGGTAGAATTTGGGCTTACACCCACGGCAATGTCCGTACAAAAATGTGTGGAGAAGTTTGCTGGATAGCACCTGCCAACGGCGTTGCTACAATTGAAATTTGGGGTGCTGGTGGTAGTGGTGCTCGTATGTGCTGTTGCGGTGGCGGCATTCCAGGAAACCCTGGTGCGTATTCTAGAAGAACCATTTGCGTAGCTACTGGATGTTTGGTTACCGGATCAATTGGTTTTAGCTGCGGTAATGCTGACGGTCTTTGTTTTAGAGGTTGCTCAGAAGCAACAGGAGTTTGTTGGAGATCAACAACTTCAAACGGCTGTATGTGTGCTCAAGGTGGTCGTGGAGGCACAGCATATTGCTCAACAGGCACATCAATGTGGTGCTGTTTCCAAGCAGGCAGCTTCTGCGGCACAGGTCCGTTTAATGCAAACTGCGGTATTATTTGTAATTATGGCGGCGGTACTGCCAGCTGTTGTGCTGATGCGTTTGGCGGAGATGTAAACGCAAGAGGCGGATTTAGTCGTGCTTCATTCTTCGGCTGTACACCAAGTTGTCCGTGTTCGACTATCTATCACATAGCAACACCTCCAGGATACTATTCGGACTGCGGTGGTGAAATTACCTATACTAATGAAGGCGACAGCGGACACTCTAACTGGAGCGGGATGGCTCTAAACGGATTCCTTTACGGTTTAAACGTAGCAGGACGTCAACCAGGACGTGGAGTTGACGGTGCTCATAGATGTTGGACCGGTGGTAGAACTTGCGGATGTTACGAAGGTAACGGATGTATTCCGTTTGTTCCGCCTGGATTCCCCGGACCACCTCCGTTTCCTTGCCCAGATGTGCGTGATGTTGGTTATCGTGGCGGTCATGGTGCTATCCGTATCCGATTCATTCAAGATGGTACAGTCCAAGAACTATAAGAGAAAAATATAATGCCTACATCGTTTCAAAATTTAATTAGATCTAGAGTTACTGGAAGGGTTGAAGAAAACCTAGAAACTGGTAAGATCTATGTGTTTACTCCCGGTACAATGTACACAAACTTCTGTACTGGATTTTGTTGGAACCCACCAGGAACTGGCCGAGCAGTTATTGAAGTTTGGGGTGCTGGCGGTAGTGGTGGCCAGATGTGTTGCTGCGGTGGAGGTACGCCAGGCAACGCAGGAGCATACGCAAGACGCACTATCCAAGTAACTGCCAGCAACTTTGTTCGCGGAACAATTGGTAATAGTTGCGGAAACTCATCGACTTTATGTTTTAGAGGTTGCTCTGAGCCAACAGAAGTGTGTTGGACTTCCAGCGGTACACCATCAAACGGCTGTATATGTGCCCAAGGTGGAGCAGGCGGACGCGGCATGTGTTCAACAGGTACTTCGATGTTCTGTTGTTTTGTAAACCAAAGTCATTGCTTTACAGGCCCATTTAACGACAACTGCGGTATTATCTGTAACTACTTTCCAGGTATTTGGATTGCCTGTGCCTATGGCGGCGATGTTAACTGCTGCGGTCAATTTAGTTGTACAGTGTTCTTTGGCTGTCAACCGGCATGTCCGTGTTGTACTCAATTCCACGTGGCATCCCCAGCAGGATTTTATAGCTGCGGAGCTGGTAACGTAGCAGCATTTGGTGCTGAAGATGAAAATAGATACGGGCAATGGACAGGACAAACACAAATGGCCGAGACTAACGCATTCTCAGCAATGCGTAGATCACCTACAGCAGGTATTCCGATGAACTACTGCTGGAGATCGGATAGAGCGTGTGGCTGTTATGAGATGCACGGATGTATGCACTATGCTACTCCCGCAACCGGCGGCCACGCACCTACACCGTGTCCGGGTGTTAGAGATCACGCAGGCCGAGGCGGCTGGGGTGCTGTTAGAATTAGATTCTTTACATAAATATTGTTAGAGGAAAATTATGAGAAAAAATTTTACATTTTTATTACCAGACGAGCCGTATAAAAACACTACAGCTCTAAACAAGGTACAGAATGCTGTATACACAGGTCCAAGATATTTGGCAATCTGTGTGATCGACGGCACCGGCGAAATCAAGTATATTGCTAGAAAAGGCGAATCTTTAGCAGAGATTAATTTTGAATTGCTAGTCGATGATGATCCAGCAACTACATTTTATTTGATTGATGCCAACGAGCATCCGGCTGCTTGTGCGTATTTGACACACTCCTATGAAACTGGACCTGTTGCTGATTACTCAACAGATTTAGTTGATGCCGACGGTAATGAGTGGAATTACACATATCATTATGATGACGGTACTGGAGCAATGGGACAATGCTACTTTGGGCAATCATTAAAATACATCAACAATCAGTTTGTTGGTCCAGAATATAGACTTCACGCTATTACCAAAGCAAGTATGATTGAAAATTATCTTCGAATCGCAACAATGATTGAACAGAGTCTATTAGCCAACGACTACGAGCCGGCAGATGCTGAAGCACTAACTGAGCACGTGGCATGGTTGCGTGATTTAGAAAGACGCTATGCCGGAATCGATCACTGGAAAATTCCATTCCCTAACGATTTACCAAATTATTATTAAAATCTCTTGAACCAAGAATAGGTTCTGTGTTATTATTGTAGTGATACATAGTAGAACAGAACCTATTTTCTTGGAGTTTAAATGGAACAACGCTCTAGAGCATTTTTTTTAAACGGCGGTGCGGGCCGTATGATTTCAGCAATACCCGCATTTGAAAAATATGAACAGGAATCCGGTGACAGGGATTTCATCATTATTTGCGAAGGCGGTACAGATGTTTTTAAAGGACATCCAACACTTGATGCCAGAACCTACGATGTTTGGCATAAAAATCTTTTTATTGAAAAACTCAAAGATCGAGACATTGTAAGTACCGAACCTTACAGAGTATGGGAATATTATAATCAACGATGTTCCATAGCACAGGCATTTGATATTGAAATCAATAAAAAAGGTATTAGACCTTTGCCAAAGCCTACATTAATTCTTAGTAAAGATGAATTATTAACAGGTCGTAAACTAATTTCTGATGTAAAAAAACAATTAAAGAAAAGTAAAATTGTTGTGTTCCAACCTTTCGGTAGAGGCATACAGGTTGTCGACGATACGCCAGTTGATTCAACATCTCGTAGTATTGAATTCAAAGACGTCAAAGCCCTTATTAAAAAATTACAAGAAAAAGACTTTGGTGTAATTTTAATGAGTGAGTTTAAAATTGATTTTACAGATGAAAAATTCAAAGATGAAATTGCCATGCCTGAAAACGTATCTATGCGTCAGTGGGCAGCTATCATCAAATACTGTGATCACTTTTTAGGATGTGACAGTTTAGGACAGCATTTAGCACACTGTTTAGACAAACCGGCTACTGTATTATTCGGGTCAACTTACCCAATTAATGTATCCTATCCAGAAAACAAGTTGTTTACTATCCTAGACATGGGCGAAGACACTAGAGAATATAGTCCTATCCGTATAACCCAAGACGAAAGAGTTGACAGAAAGCACGAAACAATTATGACAATGACTCCAGAAATTCACACATACATTGTAGACGCAGTTCAAGGAAAAAATAAAAAATGACAGAACCTAAGATTAATTCAGGCTGGATAGCAGCCATAGCACGTGGACACAACGCAGGTGTGTGCCTTTTTAAAGACGGTGAAATTGTTTTTTCTATCGAAGAAGAAAGACTGACTCGTCAAAAATATGACGGCGGACCTCTTGCTTCGATGGTAAAGATTTTAGAGTATACCGACAAGTTAGATTATCTTGTGGTAGCACATACGCAAAAGTTATCTGATACCGCAGGTAAAATTGACTACAGTGGCGATGATGTATATACAGGACTAGCACGAAAGTTAGGTCTTATCAGCCGCAAAGAAAATAATCATAATCATCCGCAGGTTGTTGATTTAAGTTTTATGCATCACAAACTTCATGCGGCCTGTGCGTTTTATCGCAGCGGCTTTGATGACGCAGTGTCTTTGATTGTTGATGGTGCTGGTACATTCATTCAGTTAATGTACGGCAATGAACCTTTATGGGTTTGGGAAGTTGAGTCGATTGTCGACTGTAGCTATCCTTCAAGTTTTAAAACATTGTATAAAAATTATGGTGCTCGTGAACCAATTGCTGGCACATACATGGATAAATGCCCTTCGGACCAATTTGGTGAAGCAGGCGAATTCCATGAAGCATGGCTTTCGGATAGAGCGGGTATAGTGAAGACCTATGAGGCTGTCACCGAATATTGCGGTTTTTCATCTATCGAAGCAGGAAAGACTATGGGGTTATTCCCATACGGTACTCCAAACGATCAAATTCCTAGGCTGTTTGATTCCACTTCAAAGGTTCCGTTATCTAATAGAAACTTGATCGTTCCTGCCTATCCATCCTCTTCTATTGTTAACTCAGCATTGTTTGATTACTTAGATGAGCTGCCAGAAGAAGGACAAGATCCAACAACACTTCAAAGCCGTAGAGATCTTGCCTACGCTTGTCAAACACAGACTCAAGAACAAGTTGTGCGTTTGATAAAGAAAGCAGTAGAAATCAGTGGTAAGAAAAATGTAGTGATCAGTGGCGGATATGGTTTAAACTGTGTTGCCAACTACCATTACCTAGAAGCTCTAAAAGATCAAGGTATTAACATCTATGTAGAGCCTATTTCTAACGATGCTGGTACTGCTATGGGTGCTGGACTAATGTTTTGGCATGCGTTATCTGACAGCAAAGAAAAACAAAAACTCGATACCTTGTATCTAGGACCCGAACATAGCTATACAGAAAAAGAAATCTTAGAAAAAGTCAGCTATGCCGGCGGCGAAGCAGTTGATGCCACTAATAAAGAAGTAGTAGAGTTGTTAAGAAAGAAAAACATTGTTACAATTTTCCAAGGCCGTTCAGAAAACGGACCACGTGCCCTAGGAAATCGTTCAGTGTTATTTGATCCCACATTTGAAGACGGCAAAGATTTTGTAAACGCAGTTAAGCGTCGTGAATATTTCCGTCCATTTGCTGGCAGTATTTTACACGATTATGTACACGAGTGGTTTGATCTACGCGGTATGGACGAAACTCCGCACATGATGTATGCGGTAAATTGTCAGCCGGGTATCGCTGAAAAAATCCCGTCAATTATTCACGTTGACGGCACTTGTCGTATTCAAACTGTCAAGCGTGAGCAAAATCCTCACTACTACGATCTAATCAAAGAGTTCCATAGTCAAACTGGTATTCCTATTATTTTTAATACCAGCTTTAATTTAGGTGGCGATCCGTTAGTTGAAACCCTAGACGATGCTATCGAAACCCTAGTTAAAAGTGATATTGAATATCTATTTTTACCCGAATACGGTAAATTAATAAAGATAGCAAATACCTAATTAAAACCCCCATTACGGGGGTTTTTACTTTCCGTTTAAATCAGTTAAATATATGATACAAAGAGCGGACCCATGACAGATTTTACAAGATATTTTGCCCCGGGAGTTAAGAACACACTGTTCCTTAAGAACGGTGTAAATTTCTATAATAGAGGACCGTGGCGACAAGTATATGATGATACAGAAATAGATCGCTGGTATGTAGGCGATTTTACTGCCGCCCAGTATATTATTTCTGTAGAATATAACTCACAAAAGAAAGAAACAATGTCTGTGCTAGTAGTTGCTAGACCAGATCAAGCTAGTTATTCTATTTCTGGTCGAGCTTCTATTGACGACCCGTTGATTACTATTTCAGCAACAGTAAATGACAGCTATCTTAGTTTAAAATTATCACCAATAATCCCAGCATACGCTGGGGTTCGTGTAATCTATTTTGCTCAATACTTTGCTACCTTAACTGATTTAGATAGACCAATTCCGTTATCATATCTAGTCCCACAAGATAGTATAGGCGATGGCAGCGGTGGCGGCAGTATACCTACACCCGGAGACGGAGGCAGCAGCGGAAATGCTGATCTTTCAGCAATTGATCGATCACTGACACCAACAATAACTGGTACCTATGACGTTGGTATCTCTTTAAAAAGATTTAGAGATCTGTATCTTAAAAATACTATAAATCTTGACGGTGCTATTATTTCTAAAAATCTTAACGGCGGCATTGAATTACCAATAGGCAGTACTGTAGATGGAAATGGATTAGTATCGTTTGGAACTATATCAGTAGCAGGTGAGCCTGATATTGAAAGTATTTCATTAAATGATACATTGACATTGATTGCTGGTGCTGGAATGACCATAACGTCAAACCCATCAGCTAGAACAATTACATTAACTAGTTCTGGTGGAGGTGGAGATGGAGGTGCTACAGCAGCCAACGCTTTTGGAGTTATTAGTGTGTCTGGCCAATCAACTATTAGAGCCGACACAGCAGCCGATACGTTGACATTTGTAGCAGGCGCCGGCATTTCTATTACAACAAATTCTACCAGCGATAGAATTACAATTACCAACACAGGAACCGGTGGTGGCGGTGGCGGCACAAGTGGTACTGCTTCGGAAATTATTGTAACAGAGATATTAGAAGGTATATTTCCAATGGTCATTGCCGAAGGCACTGATCCATTAACCGGACAGAGTTTATATGCTAGTTCAGGTGTAACACTAGAGGTAGCTACTAGTACTCTTAATGTTACCGCAACAACAGCACGTTGGGCTGACTTGGCAGAAAAATATCTAGCAGATCAAGCCTACGAACCCGGAACAGTTTTAGAGTTTGGTGGCGATAAAGAAGTAACTATGGCCCAAGACGGGTCAAAAAGGATTGCTGGTATTGTATCTACAGATCCAGCGTTTGTAATGAATAATGATCTCAGCGGCGACACTGTTATACGGTTAGCGTTACAGGGCAGAGTTCCTTGTAAAGTAAGAGGAAAAATTCGCAAGGGCGACATGTTAATCAGCGGCGGCAGCGGTTATGCGAGGCCGTCGAGTGACCCATCAATCGGAACGGTGATTGGTAAAGCATTAGAAAATTTTGACGGCGTTGAAGGAATTATTGAAGTTGTTGTAGGCCGTCTGTGACAACCAATAAATACTAGGTAAAAATGACTGTACAACAAAAACAATTTAGATCAGAATTTGGATTTAGAAGTCCAAAATTTTCAGTAGATGCTGACGGTAATCTAACGGCAGATACCTTAACCACTGCTAATGTAAACTCAACTACAGTTAGCATATCCGGTGCTACTGTTTTAGAATCTAATAGAATAACAGAAAACATTGTTAACAGTAGTTTAGAAACACTGGGAATATTAGAAAGTTTAACAGTCAACGGTGATGTTTTACTAAGAAAAAATAATATTACTCGATTGTCGATAGTAAATGGCAGAGTAGTGATTAGCAGTTTAACAACAGGTGCTGTTGATAACGTAGATCTCGGACAGATTAGTCCAGGAAAGGTCAACACTTATCAATTAAATGTTGTAGAACGAAACGGAGTTAACGGGGAATTTGTAGCAAACGGAGCAAATATTTCGTTTGATGCAGCTACAATAGCAGGAACTGTAACTTATACAGATAATATATCAGTTAGTGTGCCACCTACATCGGGGGTACACTTAGCCCGTAAAGATTATGTTGACAATTCAGTGATTGCGTTCGCTGTGGCATTTGGAGCCTAAGGATCAAAGATGGCAAAGAAAAAGATAGACAATTATACATTTAGACCAGGAATTAGTTTTTTAGGGAATCTTTATCCCGACGAATGGCAGAGTTTTACTGATAACGTTCCGTTTATCAAATCAGAACTGACTGCGTATCTCAATTACAGAATTAGTGTTGATACCGAAGTAAACTTATACCCTAATGCTGTCCGCTTGCTACAGAACAACGTGGCATTTATACAAGAAGAAGCCACTGCTTGGATTCAAACACAAGTGGCTGGTAATTTTTCAGGCTTTGTAGGCTACACCTATGATGTAGCTAAATGTAAACGAGATATTGGCTATGTGCTAGATGCTTATCTACATGATTTACGCTACGGTGGCAACGAAGAAACTAGAATTGTAGTTGGCAAATATTGGATCAATGACGAGCCACAAGTTGACGGAGATCGTACTCCGGAAGTTAAAACACACGAATTTATACGAGATTTAATAACGGATTATATATTTCCTAGAGCAGCATATACTCCAATTCAAACGTCAGTAGTTCGATATACTATTGCTCCATCAGCAGAAACTACAGCAGCAGCTCGCATTGATACATTGTCAGCGGTTGTGACTACGGTCATTGCTGGCGGACTAGATGTAATGCCTGCGATTGTTTATAAATCTGCTACCTATGAAAATTATACATTTAATTCAGAAAAATGTCAGCGAGATTTAGGTTATGTGTTAACAGCTTACCTTCATGATTTACGCTATGGCGGCAATGAAGAAACGCTCTTTACTATTCAGAAATACTACGACAACGGTGTTCTTCAAGTTGACGGAAGCGGCCAAGCTGAAGTAGAAGGCCATACATTTATTAGAAATTTAATCATTAACAACATCATGCAGAATGAACAGGGTGTTACACTATACCCCGAAGCTGTGAGATTGTTGACACTAAACAAAGCCTATCTTCAAAATGAAATAGCTGGGTGGATTGAAAATGAAGTGTTAGATGCTGTTAAATGTGAACGAGACATTGGGTATCTTATCGATGGAGCAAAATTTGATATTGCTCTTGGTACTAACTACAATGCCCTCTTTCTTGGTCTAGCTGAATTTAATTCAGTAGACAATGATTTTTTTGTCATTGACACAATTAACAGAACTAAAACAGCCATTGCTGAACTGGCCAATGTGGCAGCAAGTTCAGCAGCCGTGGCTAGAAACAACGCATTCTTTAATGAAGTAGTTGACATTGCCGAAGGCGGTCGAAGTGAAGCAGATGCTTTGGTATTGGTAGAACCATCTAATGCTACAGCTAGTCGAATAGCAGCAAAAAATCAATTAGTAGCTAATAAAAATTTCCTAGCAACAGAAGTTAATGCTTGGGTAGCTGCTCAATATCCTAATGCTGATCACGATCCTGTAAAGTGTGAACGAGATGTAAAATATGCCATAGATGCTCTCTGCTATGATATGCTGTATGGCGGTAACTCGGCAACATATGATCAAGCTAGATTTTTCTTCTACAGTTTTGACAACGGCGCAACAGGAATTGATCCTACTCATAGACTACAAACAGTAGCAGCCTATGTACATTTAAAAACAGTCATTGGCCAAGTGCTACAGGGCCAATTTGTTACAAGAACAACAGGCAATACAGTAACACAAAATCTAACGTTTCCGGCTGCTTCACCGAGCGATACAACAATTTGTCAAGGCTTGGTTCAGTTAACTGCTGATGTAGTTGCTGCCACAAATCAAACACAAGCTAACAGTATATTATCAGGATTTACTAGAACTGTCCCAAGTATAACATTTGCCACTGCTCCGTTACAAACAGCATTTGCCGCAATTACAACAAATAAAACTGCTGTAATAGATCAAGTGGTTGTATTCAAAGGTTATACCTACGACGAGGCTAAGTGTATTAGAGATTCCGGATATGTCATTGATGCGTTAATCTATGACTTGGAATATAATGGTAACGAAGAGTCGAGAAGAATTGCTCAAAAATATTATATTGACGGTGTGTTTCAAGTTGACGGATCAAGAATTCCAGAAATCGCAGCATATACATTCTTACAAGAATTATTAACAACATACATCTTTCCAAGAGCAACTGCGGACTCATACCAACAGGTATATCCTCAAATTAAAACAGCACCTAACGCTGAAACTGGTTCGTACGCTCGAATCACAGAGTTAACTAATATTTTTATTAATTTCTTAAAAACTGGTCCTGCGGCATTGCCTGCGGTATCGGTAAGAACAGTTCCATATCAAACAGTTGAAGAACAAGTAGTTGATACAACTAAATCATACGATCCTGAAACTGGCGAAATAATTACCACATTGTCAAATAATCTTATTAATATTATTCAGCAAGGTGTAGGTAGTCTTCCAGTTAAAGAAAGTGCCGGATATGGATTAGTTAAATTTCAAGGTGCTATTAAGTTAGAAGATATTCTTTTAATTACTAACACCAGCAAAAACGTTGTTATCTATAACTTCTCAACAAATACCGCAGGTGGCCAACTGATAGCGGAATTTGATGGCGATGATGAATTTGTAGCATTCAAACAAACCACTGACAGAGTAAATTTTTTAAGATTACATTTTGATACGTCATCAATGGACGAAACTGATGACTTACAAATATTTGTTGAAGGTGCTGAACTAAAAGTTAGACCTTATGACTTTGGTACAGATGCTATTGAGCGTCATAGAGTAGCGGCACCACAGTCAATGCTTGATGCTGACTTCGAATACGGATTACAGCCAACTAAATGGCAGGCTATTGGTATTGCAAGAGGTTATCCTTCGATATACGAAGTACCGGGATCAGATTTTGAAGTTGCGTCGATTATCACAGACGCATCATTTCCAACTAACGGTGTTGGTGCTTCAATAATTACAGTGGTTACATCTGCCCCGCACGGGTTAGTTCCCGGCAATCCAATCACTGTAGCTGGATTAGACACTAGTGTATCAGGAGTTAGTAGAGCAGAAGGAGCATTTGTTGTAGTAACAGTACCAACAACATCTTCATTTACATTCTTTTCAAAATCTAGAGTTGGTGTTACATCAGGTACAACTTTAAAAACTACATATTCTCAAATTAGAAAAGGCGGATTCTATACCGGAGCATCAATTGGAACTCCAACATTAAACTTATTATCTAACGGAACATCCGGATCGTTTTTAACTGAATTTGGCACACCGACTGGTACTACTAGATTTACCGTTGCTAGCGGAAGCATTCCTGCTGTCGGATCACCAATGTCGGCTGCTATTGGCATAGGATTTGGATCACAGGTAACTGCCACAGTCGGTTCGGGAGGCATAGTAACTGTGCCAACAGTTGTTGGAGATTATACTCCTACACTACTAGGACTAACAACTCTTACCGTTCAAGATGCTACAGGCGTTGTTAACGGACTCGGCGCCGATGACCAAACTGGATTCTCCACATTTGTAGAATCGGTCGTTGGAAACAACATTACATTTACTAGACCATTCAGCGGAAATGTTATTGGTAATACTACTACATATACTGCTCTTAGCGGAACCAACGAACTATCGATAGGTTCCTCTGCTACTTTTAACGTTGTTGGCAGTTCAGCAGGATATATTTCAGTAGCGGTTAATACCGGCGGCAGTGACTATCAAGTTGGTGATGTACTAAGAGTGCTTGGTACTGATCTTGGAGGCGGAACGAGTCCTGCTAACGATTTGTTAATAAAAGTAGCTACAGTGTCAAGCGGTTCAATACTAACTGCCGATGTTATTTCAGGCACCAGCATTATTTCCGCGGGCAATCAAACAGTCAACGGTATTAACAACACTTCATACACAGCTACTAGTCCAGACAGTACATTAGGATCGGGTGCGGTTTTTGATATTACAAGAACGGGCATAGGCTTCTCTTCAGCTATTAACACTGCTGGTTCTGGATATATCATAGGCACTGAATTTTTAGTTCTTGGAAGCGTATTTACAAATAATACCAGTCCAGCCAATGATGTTACTGTTACAGTAACTAGGACATCCGCTGCGTTTACAGGTTTGTTACAAGATACAACCACACTATCAGGATCGTCGGCACAGTTTAATGTCACAAGGTCGGGTGATGTGTATACCAGTTTAGTAGTAGCATTTGCTGGTAGTGGATACGCTGTAAATGAAATTGTAACCATATATGGACTACAGTTAGGTGGAAATACTCCTAGTCATGATCTTCGAATCCAAGTTGATAACGTGGGCGGCAGCGGTCAAATTATTGCAGCGTCGATTGTGGCAGGAGTGACTGCGAATGCTGAGGCTCCTGGCAGTTTATCGTTGGTCACAACCGCAGGTACGGGTGATGACAGAGCCACTGTTACCAATGTGCCAACAGTGGTTGTTCCGGGTTCAGGCATAAACGCAGAATTTACTTTAACACGTATTGCTAGCGGATACACAACTATTATTGCTACAAGTGGCGGAACTGGCTATATTCCGGGGAATCGAATTAGAATATTAGGCAGTAGTCTAGGCGGTGTTGATGTAACCAACGATGCAGTGGTAGCAATTACATCAGTTAATCCAGGAGGACAAGTTACTGCGGCAACTGTTACAGGTACTGGTGTGGCTGGTATTGACTTATCATTGTATTCTTCAGTGACTGTTAGTGAATTTACCACAGGTGTTATTGCTTCGGGTGAAACTCTCGGATTTGGATCTTTGGCAACACTACAGGTTATATTCCAACAACCGCACGGTATACCACCGGGTGGTTCGTTTATTGTAGTTGTTACTTCTGACAACGGTTCAAATAATCATGCGTTGGCCAACGGTTCATTTACAGCTACACAGATTCCAACCAGAACAACTATCACTTTCCAAGCAAGAGCTCCTGGTATTATTACAGGTGCTCCGATTACCGCTACTATCTATCCAAGACCAGACAGCTTCTTTACGCACAGACCGTTTGACGGCGGTGTACAGCTGGGCACAGGTGGCCCGCAACACGGTGTTCAGGCAATTCGTCAAAGTAAAAAGTATATTCGTTACCAGTCTGGTAAGGGTGTTATGTATACCACTGGTGCGTTATTTGCTCCAAGCTATGATGTATTGTCAATTATATCAACAGGTGTTGAAGTTGGATCTACTATCGAAATTACTCTAGGCGACAACGATCACGGTTTACAACGAGGGTGTACCATTAGATTAGAAGGTGTAACCACAGGCGGATATGACGGCGACTTTGTAGTCGATGAAATTGTTTCAGAAAGAACATTTAGAGTTATTGCTACGAGACGAGTAGGTTCAAGAAAACCCGCATTGAGTTTTAATTGTCAGGTGTCAACAGTAAGTTGGCAAGGTGCTGTGGTACGTGCTGGAGTATTTGATGACCAAAATGGAATATTTTGGGAATATGACGGACAGTTTCTGTCAGCAGTTCAAAGAACATCAACAAAACAGCTAGCAGGAACGGTGACAATTACACCGGGATCGAATAGGATTACTGGGCTTAACACCAGATTTATAGATCAATTAAAAGCAGGCGATACAGTGGTGCTTAGGGGAATGACACACGTAGTAACCTATGTTGATAGTCAAACTACTATGTCAGTCACACCTGATTATCGCGGTGTTAATACAGCGTCAAATGCTAAGATTAGCTTAGTCTCAGAAGTTCGAGTAAAGCAACAGAATTTTAACAAAGATACATTAGACGGAAACGGACCTAGTGGATATAATCTAGACATTACAAAAATGCAGATGATTGGTATTCAGTATTCATGGTACGGTGCTGGTTTTATTGACTTCATGCTTAGAGGGTCAGACGGCAATTACGTGTTTGCTCATCGCATGAGAAACAGTAACATTAATACCGAAGCTTATATGAGAACTGGTAACTTGCCTGTTCGTTACGAAGTATCAAACTACGGTGCTGTAACTAGATTGATGGGTGATATTTCCAACACATCAACTGAGCTAATGTTGGAAGACTCGTCAGCATTTCCATCTGTTGGCACGGTATATATTGAAAACGAATTAATTTCATATACTGGCAAAGATGATACTCTTAATAAACTCACTGGATGTACACGATCAGCACAGTTGGAATTATTCTTGTCAGGTGCTAACAGAAACTTTACAGCAGGAGTCGCGGCTAATCACTCAGATAGAACTGGTGTTATATTATTGAGTAATACTACAACTCCTTTAATCAGTCATTGGGGTTCAGCGTTCTTAACAGACGGATTATTTGACAGTGATCGTGGTTACATTTTTAACTATGCGTCTACTGGTATTGCTATTAGCACTGTCAAAACCACAGCGTTCTTAATACGACTTGCTCCTAGTGTTTCAAACGCAGTAGTAGGCGATCTAGGCGACAGAGAATTATTAAATCGTGCTCAATTATTGCTAAAAGGTATTGCTATTACTTCCGACACAGGAAGTACTGGTGGTATCGTTGTTGAAGGTGTGTTAAATCCTCAAAACTATCCAACAAATCCCAGCGATGTTGTTTGGTCTTCATTAGCAGGTCTAGCAGCAGGCGGACAGCCAAGTTTTGCTCAAGTTGCTCCTGGCGGATCTATTAACTGGGCCGGTGGTGCTAGCCAGATAACTGCTAACGCTACAGCATTGAATACCATTACCGCAAACATCACTGTACCTAACAATGCTGCCTTTAATCGAGTAGCTGGATCTTCGTTTGTGTACACTACGCAAGCAAGTTGGAACTCGTCAGGTGCCACAACAGGCTTTTCTATAGCAGCAGCTGATACTAAATTCCAAAGTGGTACAACTATTGGTACAGTGGTAGCAAGTCCTAGTCCTGTGGCCAACACCCGAAACACTTTGACTTCGTCGATGACCACGTTTTATAGACAGGTTAATACTACAGGAGCATCGGGTAACGGTATAACTGCTACAATATTTTTTAATAACGTTGGGTACACACCATTTCCGATAAACTCTAGAATTACAATATTCAGTATTCAACCAAGCGGATATCAGGGAACGCACATTGTTACTGGGGCAGGTAATAACTTTGTCCAGTTTAACTCAACAGCATTTGGTGGTCAAAGTGTTCAGGGTACTATAGTAACTGCCTATGCAGCAGGACAAACAGCTCTCAATATTACAAAAGAAAGTTGGGAAGCAATGACAAACCCTGTGACTATTACTGGGTTTAGGGTTACCTCTGCGTTCCCAGGAGGTACTACAGTATCAGCAGTATCAGCACTCCAAGGAACAGCAGGAAACCAATATTATAGCGTGACAATGAGTCAGGGATTATCAAATAATCTACCGGCTACAGCCACAGTAATTTCTACTAGTTTTGGCGGAGCAGCGACCACTACCAACACGTTGTCGTTCACAGCAGCTAGTTGGACAGCATTGCCGATAGATGTTCCTCAAAATGGAACAACAACCAATGATCCTACTAAGTTTGCAAACGGTACTACAATAACTAGCGTTAGTACTCTACGAACTTTTGGTTCTACAGGCTATTACACAGTGACATTTAGTAATCCTTGTATCGGAACTATTGATGGTGATGCCACAGTGACATTTACAACTATTCCATATTTTACACTATTTCTAAGTAGAACCACAGCACAGGCAGTGAATGCCAACGCAACTATTACGTTATCATTGTCTCAGAATACTAGTCTTACTAACTTTGTGTACCTTACACAAGCAAGTTGGGAAACTTTGGTAACAAACAACGGGGCGGGTTCGGGTTCTGAGATAAATGATGCCAAATATCCAGCCGGTACTCGCGTAGCTTCAGTGACTCCGTTGAGAACATTCGGCGGTACTAACTACTACACAGTAACATTTACACAGACATCGAGTGCGGTAGTAGTTGGCGGCAATACAATTACGTTTAGATTTGGACAACCACCATTTGCGTTACCAGGTGAACAGGTATTCTCATTCATCAGCTTACCGGGTAGTTCGGATAATTTGGATCTTTCGGAATTAAAAGAGTTAACCAATACTACCTTAGGTGGTAGAGGCACTTTTCCAAACGGTCCCGACGTACTAGCTATCAACGTGTATAAGGTAACAGGGGCAGCGACCACAGGTAACCTTATCATACGTTGGGGCGAAGCACAAGCCTAAAAGGTTGACAAACAGGCTCAATGCTGTATAATTACAGCATGAGTCTGATTTTTGTTAATGGTACATTTGATATTCTCCACCCGGGACATATTGAACTCCTAAACTATGCTAAGAGTTTAGGCAATCACCTCATGATCGGAATTGACTCTGACGAGCGTGTTACACAACTCAAAGGACCCGAGCGTCCAATCAACAATCAACGCTATAGAGCATTTATGCTTAAAAATTTAAAGGCCGTTGACGAAGTTGTGATTTTTAATACTGACGTAGAACTTATTAATTTAGTTGCTGCCTGTGATATTATGGTCAAAGGCAGCGATTACATGGGCAAGCCTATTGTAGGCGAAGCAGTCTGCGACGAACTAATATTTTTTGACAAGTTACATGATTATTCAACAACCAAAATTATACAAGATATTATTGCTGGGAGATGACTGTCACGACATTTACACTTATGGCTATGTAAATCGTATCAGTCCTGAAGCACCTGTTCCTGTTTTTGAACCACACTATACTATTCACAAAGATGGCATGGCTGGCAATGTGTGTAAGAATCTAGAAGCATTGGGGTGTACAGTTAACTTTCTACACGGCAAAACCAGCGAGAAGAATAGATTAATTGATGAACGCACCAAGCAACAATTATTGCGTATGGATAAAGATGCCAAGTGCGATCCAATCACGTTTGAAACCGCAATACTGCCCGGGTATGATGCTATTGTGATCAGTGACTACAACAAAGGCACAGTGACTTACGAATTGATAGAAGAGCTGGTTAAAGAAGTAAATGTGCCTGTCTTCGTTGACACAAAGAAAACAGACCTAGCAAGACTCTCAGGTTGCTATGTCAAGATCAATGCCCTAGAAAAAAGTCGAGCAACAAGTTTACCCGACTCAGAACATTTGATTGTCACACACGGCGGAGACGGTGCAGTATGGAATGGTTGGGTCTATTCCGCTGAAATTGTAGGTGATGTAACTGATGTATGCGGAGCAGGAGATACATTTTTAGCAGCACTAGTATATAAGTTTTTAGAAACAAAACACATGCCCGAGGCAATAAAGTTTGCTAACAAAGCAGCAGCAGTGACAGTACAACACGTGGGAGTGTATACTCCGAGATTAGAGGAAATAAAATGACACAAAGACTAACAGGTAAAGTTGATAAAGGATGGGGCTACGAAATTATTTGGGCTACCACTGACCAGTATTGCGGGAAAATCTTAGTTTTTGAAAAGGCTGGAAATAAATTTTCTATGCACTTTCACAAAAACAAAGACGAAACATGGTTTGTAAATTCAGGCAAATTTAAGTTACGTTGGATTGATACTAAAGATGCTAAAATTTATGAACAAGAATTAAACGAAGGCGACACATGGCACAATCCTCCGCTACAGCCGCATCAATTAGAAGCAATGACGGACGGTGCTATGATATTCGAAGTGAGCACTGCAGACTCTGTTGAAGATAATCACAGACTAATTCCGGGAGATAGTCAAAAATGATTTATATTATCGACATTGACGGTACTATATGTTCTATGGAATTTGACAGCGACGGCAACGCCGATTATTCTAAGAGCAAGCCCTATATGGACAGAATTGCTAAACTCAATCAGATGTACGATGAGGGCCACGAAATCCATTACTACACTGCTAGAGGTAGTAGGTCGGGCATTGACAGGACTGAAATAACTCATAAACAGATGGAAGAGTGGGGTGCTAAATTTGACAGTCTTCAGCTAAAAAAGCCTCATTATGATTTGTGGATCGATGACAAATCAGTTCACCCGGATCAATTTTTCAAATGATTATAGTAACTGGCGGTGCTGGATTTATTGGATCTAATTTAATCAAAGAATTAAATCGTAGATCTATTACAAACATACTAGTTGTTGACAATGTCAACACAGATAACGAACACAACTTAAACAACTTAGTGTTTGCGGATCTAGTACCAACTAATAAATTTTACGGAAGTTTTGACAGTTGGTATAAAATAGATGCGGTGTTTCACGAAGGTGCTATTTCTTCTACAACAGAAACAAATCAAAGTCTCATAGATCAGTATAACTTACAGCCAAGCTACTGGCTTATAGACAAAGCAGATCAATATGGATTTAAGCTGTCGTATGCTAGTTCAGCATCAGTATACGGCGATGTTATGACATTTAAAGAAACACAGCCGTTAACTCCAAAGTCGTTGTATGCTATTGGTAAGATGCGAGTTGATCAATATGCTCAATCAATGTTGTTAGATAATCCTAATTGTATTATACAGGGGTGGAGATATTTCAATGTCTACGGCAATAACGAAACTCATAAAAAAGATCAAGCAAGTCCAATAACTAAATTTTGTTCGCAGGCAAAAACCACTGGCGAAATTAAAGTGTTTAAAGGCAGTGAAAATTTTCTTAGAGATTTCATCTGTGTTGACGATATTGTGAATATTAAATTATCAATATTAGAAAAAGAATTTAAGGGAATTGTAAATCTAGGCACAGGTACTGCTAGATCTTTCTTGTCAATAGCAGAAGCTGTAGCAAAAAAATATTCTAGTCAAATTGTAGAAATTGATTTCCCACAAAATCTGTTGGCACAATATCAAAAATACACCTGTGCCAATACAGATACGTTGTCAACACTTGTTGGGGATTATAAATTTAAGACTATTGAGTCTTTTCTTTTAGATCAATAATCTTTTTTTCTAAAGAAACTCTTAGAGATTTTAGTCTATTTCTTGCTTCGATCTGTGTAGAAAAATTAGAAGAAATAAATTCAACGCTGGTATCCAACATATTTGCCTGAGAAAGAAATTGTTTATACATATTTTCTATCTCGGTATTTTTTGTCTCTTTTATTATTTCTTCGTATCTACGGCAATCGTTGATAAAATTTTTACTTTTGGTAATAGATAGTTTCATTGTGAATTCTCCATTAATAAAATTGTATCTATTTTAGTTTTGATAATTTTATTCGTTAATGTAGTTTTTAATCCAGTATGAAGACCTTTAGGCAGGGTATTAAGTGTAGTCCAACAAAATGTTTGATCATTAGATGGTACAAATTCCGAGTCTACTAAACAGATATAAGTTGAAAATTCAAACCCGCTGTCTTGACTAACGTATAGTTCAACTGGCACCAGCCTAGCATCCTTACCGTGGTATTCGTGGATTATAGCCTGGGCATCTTCGACAACTGAGTGGTATCTAGCAAAGCTAGGCACAGTCCATTTGAGGTTTTCTAAGATCAATAAAACCCTAGAAGATTTTTTGGAAATAAAAAGAATACCGGCATGTTTCTGCATGCTAGTATGTATCATCCTTCTAGATCAAAGCTCCAATATCCGGCAGTGTATTCGCCTTCAAAAGATTTGAGCCATTGATCAGTTTCCCACTTATATTGAACACCTGTTTTAAGATTTTTAATATAGTATGGACTTACAGTTTGGGCCGCTGGATCAAAGATCACTGTCCACTGTGTTCCGCTCCATTCAATAATAGAATTAGCTGCGGCAACAAAGTCTGATCCGTTGGAATTCTTCCAAGCATCCGCACCGTCGGTGTTGTTTGTTGAACCAATATCATCTAAGATTAGATATTTTATACCAGCTACTCGTGTAGCTAGGGGATTAAATGTCTGTGGATTAATGATAGCATTAATGATTAAATCAGTTTGTGGTTCGGAATCAGTATCAAAATCTACCACAAGAAATTGTGAATCAACTTCGTTAACTGAGAAAGTTCCTATTAACTCGTAACCGCTTGGTTGTAAAAATCTAATACGACTAATTCCCGGACGATACTTGCCATACTGTGGAATTATTTTGTTCCAATCAATCACAGCACCTGTTTTCTTAGGAATATCTAATCCGCTTTCTACAATAGCTTCGTTAGGATCTAAGGCACTGACATAATACGATCCAGTTTCTACATCAGTAACTGTTTTAGATGACAGCATTAATACTCCAAAGTTTCCTGGTGTTGTAACCACTGAGGTTGTTTTAACATCTGTATTATCAATAGGACTGTTAAATGCCAGTTCAGATAATGGTTTCAATTGACCATCATCGTCAAACATGTTCATGATAATTTTTTGTACCACACCAAGTTTCTTAACTTTCACTGGCGGGCTAATATATATTGGCAATTCAAAATCTAATGTACAGATGTCAATGTCTGTTTCAGTGCCTTGAGGAATTGATCTAGAGCTAAAGTTAGAGGCTGTTAGTTCAACAACACTTAAACTGGTCCAGTCGATGTAGTTGTCTGTGGTCTGTACTTCTAAACTTGGGTTGAATAAAACTAAAATTTGTTCAAGTAACTGTAATTTTTGATCAGTGTTAGAAGTCCAAATATCTGCTCGCATACTTAATTTAAATGGCGTTGGCATCAATCTTTCAACGGTATATCCGCCACCTTGAGTATTATCGTAAATTGGCTCACCGGTTTCATCGTCAAATGATTCGTATGACCTGCCACGCACACTAACCTTGCTGACAAAACTAGCATCAGCTAATCGAGATCGATCAAGCTCTAGGCCTGTAATATAGCAAGAAATTTTAGGCACACTGGCCATTTTATTCTCAGAGTTTTCCTTGATAATCTGAGCAACTTGTTTGGTTAGGTCGCCGTACATCACCGGCACTTGTTTCAACGCACCGTCATTGGATTGAAACTTAAAACCAATAAAGATTCTCATGAACTGTGTAACGTATCGTCTTATTTGACCATCATAGAAAAAATCCATTATTCATCTGCCTTTGGTTTTAGTGCTTTGCTCAAGCTCTGTTTTTCTTTAACTAGTTTACCGTCGATCATTCGTTCGTTGGTGTTGTTAATAAATGTTCCTTTCTGATTCTGTTTGATATCTCTACCTTCAAATCTTTCACCTGAATCAGTATCAGAAGTTCCTAGGTTGCTCATCGTCATGCGTACATTGTCTTCGTACTTGATCCAACGATTGCTGTTGAATCTAAACAGTCTCTTCGGAAAATAATCTGTACGTAGACAAAATTGACCTTCGACTGGATTTGTAGGAAAAGTAATACCGCTGGTAAACGGAGCACCGTTTGGTGTAACAGCATCTTCGTGATAATTCTGATATCCATCTTTAACCGGAGTAGCAATAATAACACTGGCATCCACACCAGACCCGTCATTGCTAGCTTCAATTGTGTCGAGGTCAGTAGTGACTAATTTTACATTGCCGTTTTCGTCAACAGGCACTGTATAATACATTGATGTGTCGTACCCGCTTCTAGGAGCATCTGCTTCTGCTTGATCCAATACTGCTTCAGTAATCCTCATCTCAGTATTGTAAGTACTCATGAGATCGCGGAGTGTAGTATTAGAATCCTCCCCAGTGTCATCTGCTAGGCCATCTAATATTTGTTTAAATTCTTGACTATCGACTAGCGGTGTACATTTAGCTCTATATAGATGTGGATACCATGTTGATGAAAATCCTTCGGCAGCACGAGTTACTTCTTCAATTACATAAAATCTACGTAGAGCAAATTTAAGATCATTAAGAGCATGATAGTCTTTAAGATGCGGCAGTTCAATAACATCGCCGCCAATTAGTTTTCTTCCTATTTTTTCCACGGTATCGTTAATATGGAATGTGATAAAAATTGTATCGTTTTGTAAAAATAATCCAAACTGCGATAGATTAAAATCTAAATCTTGTATGTTGTATACGCCTCTAAGAACAAACACATCTGGATCATATTTTCTATCTCTATTTTCTAAAAATAGCAGATCCTGGATGTGTAACTCTGGAATTCCGCCTGTGTAAACAGGAGTTGTGGGTGTGCTTGTACCAGGTGAAGAATCACCCGGTCCAACGTATTTGTGGACTAGAACGTCAGTCCCGCCCACTTGGAACATTTCCCAGATGTTTCTATCAATGAATTTAAAGTCATTGCCGCGTTCTGGTTTATAAAGGCTTAATCTTGGCATAGTCATATATTTACCGCTACGATAAATACTAGCATGAGCCAACTTGACCAAGAAAAACAAAAAGTCTTTGATTACTGCCGTCTAATGCTGGGCGATGGCATGATTGATGTTGAATTAGACCCGCAACACTATGAAACTGCGTTACAGCGTAGTTTAGCAGTGTTTCGTCAACGTGCTGATAATTCAGTAGAAGAATCGTTTGCTTTTTTGACATTGTCAGAAGATCAAAACGAATATATTTTACCGGACAACATACAAACAGTACGTGAAATTTATAGAAGATCTATAGGTTCACGCAGCGGTGGAGGAAACGGCGGCACTGTGTTTGAACCGTTTAATTTGGCCTATACAAACACCTATTTGTTATCATCAACTAACATGGGTGGATTATTAACCTATGAATTATTTGCTGGTTATCAAGAGCGTGTGGGTAAAATGTTTGGTAGTTTTATTCAATTTACCTGGCATGCTCAGAGTCATAAACTCACAATACACCAAAGACCCAGAACTGACGAAGAAGTTATGTTATGGTGCTATAATACTAGACCAGATGTTGCTATGCTCGTAGATACTTACGCAGGCATTTGGATCAAAGACTACACCTTGGCCAATTGTAAGATGATGCTAGGACAGGCCCGTGAAAAGTTCGGCCAAATAGCAGGTCCACAGGGCGGCACACAGTTGAACGGTGCCACACTCAAGCAAGAAGCTCAAGCGGATATTGATCGCTTAACAGCTGAATTAGTTAATTACGTACCTGGCCATGCTAACGCAGGTTATACTTTTGTAATTGGTTAAAAATATATTGATTTAAAACTACAACTCATGTATAATATTCTTAATTGGAGGATATTATGATTGTAGGTATTTGCGGATTTATTGGCAGCGGTAAAGATACTATCGCTGACTATCTAGTTAACTTTCACGAATTTAGAAGAGAATCTTTTGCCAGCACCCTTAAAGATGCTGTGGCAAGTGTATTTGGTTGGGACCGTACTATGCTTGAAGGCCGGACCAAAGAAGCCCGCGAGTGGCGAGAACAAGTTGATCCGTGGTGGGCAGACCGATTAGCTATGCCCACACTTACTCCAAGATGGGTTTTACAATACTGGGGTACAGAAGTATGCCGCAAAGGCTTCCATGATGATATCTGGATTGCTTCTTTAGAAAACAAACTTCGCAATAGTAAAGATAATGTAGTAATTTCTGACTGCCGATTTCCTAACGAAATTAAATCAATCAAAGATGCAGGTGGCCAAATTGTATGGGTACAGCGTGGTGATCTTCCTAACTGGTATGATACAGCTATTGATGCTAACAGCGGTAGTAATGTAGCAGCCAATGAACTAAAACGCTTAAAGATTCATGCGTCCGAAACTGCTTGGGTAGGTACTGATTTTGATCTAATACTTGACAACAACGGTAGCATTGATGACCTATATAAGAATGCCAAATCACTAGTAGTCGGCAACAAGATCGCCTTGCCGCCAAGTAATTCCTTCCTTAGCCAACACATTAGCACAGTTACAGCAGATAGTTTTTAAATTAGCAGGGCGGCAATTGTCTAAGTTGCCGTCTATGTGAAACACTCTAAACACTTCTCGATGCGGGCTTTTATGTCCGCATTTTTCGCATTGCGATTTCATTTTATACCCTGCTCTGACCCAGCGGGGTATTCTATGACCTAAACCGTGGGCTAGGCATATTTCACATAGTTTGCGATAGTATGTTCTATCATTCTTTTTATAGTTAACAGCACGGGGTCTTTGTCCGCACTTACACAGTGGTCTCATATTAATATTTAAAAGAATTGGACCTTTTTCTTCCCTTTTCTGATGGTTTAAACGCTGTGTTTTTTGATCCTGCGAATAAATATTATACAAGGTTCAACCCATCAGGAGATAACGGAATGGCACTAACATCACCAGGCGTAGAAGTTACGGTAATTGACGAGAGTTTTTATACACCAGCTGAAAGCAGCACAACTCCCCTCATCGTAATTGCTACAGCAGACAACAAATCAAATGCCAGCGGAACAGGTACAGCACAAGGTACATTAGCTTCCAACGCAGGCAAAGTTTACAAAGTTTCCAGCCAAAGAGAGCTTATTGACTTCTTTGGTGTACCATCATTTAAGCGAACAATTTCTGGAGCACCTAGACACGGTGACGAGCAGAACGAATACGGCCTACAAGCCGCATATAGTTTCTTAGGTTCAGCTAACACTGCTTACATTGTTAGAGCAGGTGTTAACCTAGACGACCTAACTGCTAGATCAGAAGTTCCTGGTTCTGAGGCCACAGACGGCCAATGGTGGTTAGATACTCAAAGTACTAACTGGGGTATTTTTGAGTGGGATTCAGCTCCTGCCAGTTTAGCAGGACAAAAATTTACAAATAAAGTGCCGGTTGTTATCACAGCAGACGATACAGAAAGCCTAGACGGAACAGAACCAGCAAGTGGTGTTGGCCGCGTTGGTGACTATGCTGTAGTTGCTGCTTCTGATGTGATTAGAATGTATTACAAAGGCAGAGATTACACAACAGTTGGTGAGCCGATTTCTTGGCAGTTGATCGGCACTAAAGAGTGGCGTAAGTTTTGGCCAGCGTTTACCGCAGAAAATGATGGGCATTCAGCTCAAACAACATCAACAACATTCTTAATCAACGGTGTCCAGATTAACGTACCTGCTTACACAACTGTAACTAATATGGTTACATTGATCAACAATGCGTTGATTCAAGGTGTTAGAGCAGCATCAGTAAACGGATTTGTGACTTTGTTTATCACTGACACAACCGACGATATGGTTGGCGATTCATCTGGCAGTAATGCTATTGTTTTAGAAAACGGATCAGCAACTATTCAAGTGTTATTTGGTATCGCAGCTGGAACATATTATGGTCCAGAACTTAACATTGCTCCCCATACACAAGTACCACAGTGGAAAACAGCAGCTTCTGGCCCAAGACCATCTGGATCTATCTGGGTTAAGAGTACTGATCCTAATCTTGGTGCTCGTTGGAGAGTCAAGCGTTGGAACGGTGCTGCTAAATCGTGGTTAGAAGTCGCTGCTCCATTGTATGCTAACGCACAATCAGCAATCTACGGTGTTAACAGATCAGCTGGCGGACTTGGCATAGAAAAAGACACCCTATATGTTCAATACAACTATAGTGAAGATACTGGTTACGATAATACACCGCAAACAGCCAGCTTCAAAACATTTGCTAGAAGAACCAAAGGCCAATCATCTGTAACATCAGATACAATTGGTACTGGAACATTTAGCGGTAGCTATTCGATTAGCCTAAGAGAAAGTTTAATTAACAGTGCTGCTTTATCAAGTTCAGTGACAGTGTCGTTTACATCAGCAGGAACAGCAGCTGATGCTAATACACTACGTCAAGCTATTAATAACTCTGGACTTATTAACGTAGAAGCAACTGTAATTGATGGAAAAATCACCATCAACCACAAACTAGGTGGCGAAATTAGAATTGTTGACACTAACGGTTTATTTGGTGACGCTGGATTTGTTGAATACAATGTCAACGACGCAACTGGAACTCCGAACTTCTATGGCTCTCCAAGTGTAGACAGCGATTACGATTATGTAGTCAGCAATTATATCCCATTGAGTGGCACAGCAACTGGTTATGTAGCAGCCAAAGACGCTCCATTAAACGACCCAGCTGACGGTCAACGTTGGTATTCTAGTCTAGTTGACGAAGTTGACATTATGGTACATAATGGCGATGCTTGGGTTGGTTACAAGTACAATGGTTCGTCTGGTAATGCTACTGGAGCATCACCATACTTTGCCAACGGTACAGATTCCGCTGGTCCGCTAGTTACACCAACTCGTCCGCTATTACAGCGTGATGGAACTGCTCTTGTAACAGGCGACCTATGGATTGACACTAGCGATTTAGAAAACTATCCTGTGATTTACAGATATCAATCAGGGCTAACAGATCAAATCGCCAACAACTGGGTACTGCTTGACAAAGGCGATCAAAACTCAGAAGACGGTATTGTATTTGCTGATGTTCGTTGGGATCTCAACGGTGAAAGCAAAGAAGCTGCTTCGATTGTTGAACTACTTGCCAGCGACTTTGTTGACTTTGACGCACCAGATCCAACACTATATCCAAGAGGTATTTTGTTGTTTAACACTCGTAGAAGCGGATTCAATGTTAAGAAATATGTAAGAAACTATGTTGATACATCTGCTGACAACGATCAATATGGTGGCGAGTCTATGATAGACTACGAATCAGCACGTTGGGTTTCTGATTCTGCTGATACATTTGGTAGAAAATCACAACGTCAAGTGATCGTTACTGCGTTAAAAGCACTAATTAATTCTAATACAGAAATTAGAGAAGACGAAATCCGCAACTTCAACATTATTTCTTGCCCAGGCTATCCTGAGCTAATTCAAAATATGATTGAACTAAACGTTGATCGCGGAACAACAGCATTTGTTGTTGGTGACACTCCATTTAGATTGTTGCCAGATACAAATTCGTTAACAAGCTGGGGACAGAATTTAAACGCTGCCACTGACAACGGTGATCAAGGCCTTGTTAGTGCTGATGCTTACTCGTCAGTGTTTTATCCAAGCGGTTTAACTTCTGACAATAGCGGTAACACTGTTATGGTTCCAGCAAGTCACATGATGCTACGTACTATTGCTCTAAGCGACCAAGTTAGTTATCCATGGTTTGCTCCGGCCGGTATTAGAAGAGGTGGTGTTACTAATGCTACTGCAGCAGGATACTTAGATTCAAGAACTAGCGAATTTAGACCAGTTGCGTTAACAGAAGGACAGCGTGATGCGTTGTATAATGTTAAAGTTAATCCAATTACATTCTTCAACGGTGTTGGACTTGTAAACTACGGTCAAAAGACATTGAGTTCTGGTTCATCAGCACTTGACAGAATCAATGTTGCTAGATTGGTAATTTATCTACGTACTCAACTAAACAAACTAGCTAAACCGTTTGTGTTTGAGCCTAACGATAAGTTAACAAGAGATGAAATTAGACAAGCAGTTGAAAGCCTATTATTAGAGCTTGTAGGCCTACGTGCTATCTATGACTACGCTGTGGTTTGTGATGAAACAAACAATACTCCAGCAAGAATTGATCGAAATGAACTGTATGTTGATATCGCAATTGAGCCAGTTAAAGCAATTGAGTTCATCTACATTCCATTAAGATTAAAGAATACAGGAGAGATCCAGGCTTCTAGAGCAGCGTAACGCGAGGGGGAGAAATCCCCCTTCAATAGAAGATAAATAACATTATCCGGAGCATAAAGAATATGGCAATTTCAACACTATCAAAATTAACAGTACCTTTAGCAACTGACGCTTCGTCAAGTACTCAAGGCTTGTTAATGCCCAAGCTAAAGTACAGATTTAGGGTAGTCTTACAAGGCTTCGGGGCAAATGGCACAGTATCAACAGAATTAACTAAACAAGTAAACGATATCACCCGACCAAAGATTAACTTTGAAGAGATCGAACTACCAGTTTATAACTCAAGAGTATATCTAGCAGGTAGACATAATTGGGAACCAGTTACCTTAAACGTAAGAGACGATGCTACGGGATCTATCCAACGTTTGTGCGGTGAGCAAATTCAGAAACAGTTTGATTTCTTTGAACAGTCCGGAGCAGCATCTGGCCAAGATTACAAGTTTACTACACTGATTGAATTACTTGATGGCGGTAACGGAGCACAAACTCCAAACGTTTTAGAAACATTTGAATTGTATGGTTGTTTTGTTCAGAACATCGATTACGGTGATTTGAACTACACATCAAACGAGCCAGCGATGATTGCTCTAGCTATTCGTTATGATAATGCTATCCAGTACAAAGGCGGCGGCATTGATGGTATCGGTAGAAATATTGGTGCTAGAGCAGCAGGCAGCTTATCAACAGGTTAATCAACGATTAACATTTAAAAGCCCGATTTTATATCGGGCTTTTTTTATCACTAAATAATAGTATGGCAGATAAATTTACACGATTCATATCAGGAGTTGGACAAGGGCTCCTAAATCCCAAAGGAAACCTTGGCGATGCTAGACATGCCGCACGACTGTACGTCGACAATCAGTTTGCTCGAGCACCTAGAACAAAATTTTTATATCACGTAGCATTTGATATTGCCGAACCAGCATTACTGTCAAAAAAATTCAGTGACAAACGTAAAGAAGTAAGCATGTTAGTAAAAGGTGCTGACCTTCCTAGAATTACCATTGACCACGATATTAAAAATCAATATAATCGAAAACGAGTTATCTACAAAGAATTAAAATACGAACCGCTTAACATTAGCTTTCACGATGACAATATTGGTATTGTAAATGCCTTATGGGCACAGTATTTGAGTTATTATTCACCTGAGCGACTAAACCCAGTCGAAGCTTGGACCGACACCTCATTTGGTCCGTATAAAAGTATTGACGGCGAAAAGTCTAAATGGAATTATGGTCTAGATAGATCTAAGGGAACATCGAGTACATATTATGGTCCGGACGCTACTGCGTATACAAAACCGTTTTTTAGATCAATCACTTTGTATACATTGAGTAGAAAAAAATTCAACAGCTATACTTTAATTAATCCGCACATTGTTAGTTGGAACCACGGTAATCTTGATCAAAATTCAAACAACGGTACGGTTGAAGCTCAGATGAGTCTTGTGTATGAATCTATTTTATACGGTACAGGATCAGTCATCAAAGGCAAAGAACCAACAGGGTTTGCTGATCTGTTCTATGACAAAACTCCTAGCCCGTTATCAATTGGGGGCGGAACATTATCTAGTGTATTTGGCCCAGGCGGCTTATTAGCAGCCGGTAGTAGTATTATCGAAGATGCTCAAACAATTTATGGAGAAGGAAATGTACAAGAAGCTGGCATAGGACCACTAGGCTTAGGAACCATAATATCAGCAGCTAATTTTTATAAGAGTATTAGATCGATAAGCAAAGAAAGTCTTATCGCTGAAGCTACAAATTTAATTACCAGTCCGGGAGCATTTTCAAATGCGGTTAGTGGTTTACAAGGTGTGTCGTTTGGCGCACAGCAGTCTGCTAGAGAGGCTGGATTTTTTAGAACTACACCGAACGTTCCACTTTAATTAATATATGAACAACACCCTATCTAATTTACCAACAACACAGGCTGCTCCTGATAGTGCTGATAAGAGCAGAGTATATCTAAATAACTTTGGGCAGTCCGGTGAAGAATATTCAGGTGCTGATGTCGACGCTACTGTTGGATTTCTATCTAAACGTGGATTTGGTCTCGAAGCTGCTACTGTTACCGCTATGGTGTTGTTAAGGCAAGCCAAACAGGATAACATATCCGTGTTTAAGTTGTTAGATACTTTAGATACTTTACAAACCTTAGAGCTGTCGGCTCTTGTTAGCGAAATATTAAATCAAAACAGATCTCAAACATCTAGATTAGGATTCAAGGTACCAGTATCTGCTAATCAGCAAAAGATAAGAAACATCAAAGCATAATGGCCAAGTTTGCTCAAGGGAGATTCACTATGAAGAATCCCGAAAAATATATTGGAAAGAAAATACCGTTGGCCCGCAGCTCATGGGAATTTGTTTTTATGCGGATGCTCGATGAACACGAAGGTGTCGAAAAGTGGGCTAGTGAAAGTATACAAATACCCTACAGAGATCCCTTAACAGGCAAGTATACCATATACGTTCCTGATTTCTTTATTGTCTACAACGATAAGTCTGGTAAAAAGCATGCCGAAGTTGTTGAAGTAAAACCCAGCAATCATACCTTTTTAGAAAAAGTAGGCAAGAGCCAATATAATCAACAGCAATATGTTAAAAATATGGCAAAGTGGGAAGCTGCTCACGCATGGTGTAAACAACAGGGTATTAAGTTTAGAGTAGTAAATGAAGATGATATTTTCCACAAAGGCTCTAAACGTAGATAAGTAGATATATGACCAAAAAGTTAGAAGAACTGTTTAATTTAGAAGAGTCTACTACTGTAGAGCCAGCAATCCCTGTGATAGAAGAATCTAAAGAAGAAGTACGTGATCTCGAAAGAAGTTACAGAGAAGTTGACACTATTGCTGGACAATTACCTGCTATTGCTGACTTAGATTCCTTAGGTGAAAACGAACTAGATGCCCTTGCTAAAAAAGCAGAGGATGCCTATGACGATCTAATGGATCTAGGCATGAACGTTGAAGTACGCTATAGTGGTCGTATTTTTGAAGTAGCAGGCACAATGCTGCGTAATGCTATTGATGCTAAGTCTGCTAAAATTGACAAAAAGCTAAAGGCTATTGACGCTAAACTTAAGAAGTTAAAAATAGACAGAGATGCTGGCGACGAAGATCCAAATAATATGCTAAACGGACAGGCATTTGTAATTACAGATCGCAACGAGCTCTTGAAAAAACTGCAAGGAAAGGAATAAATACTGATATGAAAACATTTAAAGATTATCTTGCTGAAAGTAAAAAAACCTACGGTTTCCGTATTAAAGTTGCGGGTCCATTGCCTGAAGGATTTGAAGAAAAAGCCAAATCAAAGATGGGCAAATACGGGTGCGGTAAGTTTGAAAAAGTTGCCACTACACCTATTCAAAAAACCGCATTGGAATTTTTAGATCTTTCAAACATTGAAGTTACAATATTTGAGTGCGAATGTGCTTATCCTGTAACACCACAACAAATTCAAATCGATGTTCACGAATCAACAGGAACACCGAATACCCACCTTCGTGTAAGAAACGTTAACGATCCGCTTGAGCAAGCATTACCAGTTGAAGCTCCAGATGGAAAGTCTATTTTAAATGACAGCGATTTAAAATCTGCTGAAAAGATCAAACACAAAGAATTTTTTGGCAACGAGCACAATGCTTCTTTTATCAAAGAACTTGCTAAGACCAGCAAAGAAAGAGCCAAAGACAAGAATCAAGGCGAATATAAAATGCCTAAATCACCAAAACAAGACAAAGCCGGCACCAAGAGTGCCCTAGGGAGTTAATATGGATTTTAAAGCTATACTAGAAAAGATGGCCGAACTAGAAGCTAGTAAGGTATCAGAGGAGTGTGGCATGTCCATGACTCCATCAACACCAAACGCACCACCTGCTACTCCACCATCGATGAGCATCAATCTAAATGCTCAAGGTTTGGACAGCATTGAATCTTTAATGAAATTGATCAGCAAAGTCAATCCAGATTCTCTTGGCGGTAATGTAAAAGAACCAACATTACCAATGATGACCACTGAGCCATCAATGGCTTCGTTGAGAGATAAGGTAATGGCTGCTCCGACAATTGGTATTTCTGATGGCGACATTGATCCTACTGATAACGACATTGATCCAGAACAAGAAGCGTTTGGTAATTCTCCAGAAGGTGCTTCGGGTCCAGAGATCAAACCATTGAGTGCTGCTATTCCAAACGGCGATGATCTACATCGCAAGAAAGGTCAGTATCCAGCAACACAACCAGGCGATAATCCAATGGCTGTGGAAAGCATCAAAGCACAATTAGAAGCATTGTTGGCTGAGATCAAATCTAAATAATAATCAAAACGCTCAAATAGGCTCTTCGGAGCCTATTTTTTTCAGTAAATAACAGTATGGCAAAATCACTAGACGGTAATTTAATCAAGAAGGCCCATGCTCAAATCAAGTATACTCTTGAGGAAGTTAAGCACCTTGAAGCATGTATGGATCCAGTAACTGGTCCTCTCTATTTTGCTAGAAACTTTGTAAAAATTCAGCACCCTGTACGTGGTAGTATTCCTTTTGATATGTATGATTATCAAGAAAAATTAATTGAATCATATCACGGTAACAAACAATGTATCGCAATGTTGCCTCGTCAGATGGGCAAGACAACCTGTGCCTGTGCGTATCTATTATGGTACACTATGTTTGTGCCAGAAGCACAGGTGTTAATTGCTGCTCACAAATACGAAGGTGCTCAAGATATTATGAATCGTTATCGATTCGGCTACGAGAACTTGCCAGACTTTATTCGTGCTGGTGTTTATTCTTACAACAGAAACACCATTGAGTATGATAATGGTGCTCGTATACAGGCAGTAACAACAACAGAAAATACCGGTCGTGGTAAATCTCTTTCATTGATCTATTGCGATGAGTTTGCCTTCGTACAGCCACCAGAGAAAGCCAAAGAGTTCTGGACTGCGTTATCACCAACACTATCAACTGGTGGTAAGTGTATTATTACATCAACACCAAACTCAGACGAAGACCAGTTTGCGTTAATCTGGACTGAAGCCAATAAAAAGTTTGACGAACACGGCAACGAGCAACCACTAGGTCAAAACGGATTCTATTCATATTTTGCTCATTGGTCAGAACATCCAGACCGTGACGAAGCATGGGCAGCACAAGAAAGAAGTAAGATTGGCGAAGAACGCTTCCGCCGCGAGTTTGATTGCGAATTCTTGATCTTTGATGAAACTCTAATTAACGCTGTTAAACTAGCAGAACTTAAAGGTGTTGAACCCACAATGACCATGGGTCAAACACGTTGGTACAAGGAAATTAATCCGCAGGCAACATATCTAGTAGCATTAGATCCTTCATTAGGTACAGGTGGTGACTACGGTGCTATTCAAGTTTTTGAAATGCCTAGTATGACACAGGTAGCAGAATGGCGACATAATTTAACGCCTATTCAAGCACAGGTCAAGCACATGCGAGAGATATTAAGATACATTGCTGAACGTGCTGCAGAATTAGGCGGAAATCCGCAGATTTATTATTCAGTAGAAAACAACACCCTAGGCGAGGCCGCACTAATAACAATCAGCGACCTAGGCGAAGAAAACTTCGCAGGATTATTCTTAAGTGAACCTATACGTAAAGGGCATGTACGTAAATTTCGCAAAGGATTTAACACCACGCACCGTAGTAAAGTCACTGCTTGTAGTCAACTTAAGAATATGATAGAGCAACATAAAATGGTAATTAAGTCTAAACCCTTAATTTCCGAACTAAAAACATTTGTAGCACACGGTGTTGGTTTTGGTGCTAAAACAGGTGAGCATGACGATTTGGTGTCGTCGACCCTACTAGTTATACGCATGGCTAGTGTTCTGGCAGATTGGGATCCGCAGATATATGAAAAAATGACGGAACGATTAACCGAAGATCAAATGCCCATGCCAATATACGTAACTTCAATATTCTAAGATAAATATAAACATGGAAGATAATATTAAAAGTGTTAGCACTGACCTATTCTACAAAGTTAGAAGCCGTTTTTCTGGCCTTAAATTAGGTACAGAAACTGGTGAAGTAACTATCAATCCCGAAGAAGCTGTATTCTTTGACTTTGACTACATGGAAGGACAAACTCCGGTTGGTCACGTAAGCATTAGTCTAGCAGAACCAGGAAACATGAAAGTTTACTACAGTACAGGGATCGCAGAAGATATGGATCCTGTACAAAAAGATACATGGTATGATTTTTTAAGAGGTCTTAGAGAATTTGCCAAACGTAGGTTAATGAGTTTTGATACACGCGATATTACTAAAGACAATCTAGATCAAAGAGACTTTGGTTTCTTAAGTCAATATGCTACTACAACACCCGTTGGAGAGGGAATTATGAAAGAAGGAATAGGAATGTATGGTACTGCTAAAACCAGTTACCAAAAATTAGAAAATACTAGATTGATTATCAAACATAATCAACAAGTAGATGAAACTAGCCCAGGTGCTAGAACTAGACATATCAATGCTATGTTTATTGAAAATGGCCAAGGCGAACGTTTTAAATATCCGTTCATCCATCTAGCAGGTGCTCGTGCTATGCAGAGACACGTTCAAGAAGGCGGGTTACCCTATGACGATATTGGCAAACACATTATTGGCATCAGTGAAAAAATTGCTCATCTAAAGAATTTTGGAAACTATGTTGTACGCAACGATCTTATGAATTCTGAAACAAATGAGATTGTTGGTCGTGCTCACGAGACATTAGACAGTCTAAGAGAAACTATTAAAAAACTAGCTAAAAGATCACACTACGAACAATTTAAATCAGAGTTCCAGGCAGAAAATTTATCAGAAGTTCCTCAAGATTTTATCGAAGACCTAACTAACAAATTTACAGTTAAGAATTTCAAAGAAGACATTAAGGGAGTATTTCCTATCATTTATAGCTTAATGCAGGCCAACGAAGAAATACATTATGACGACATAGTCGCAATGACCCACTCGACTAACGAAGACGTTGAAATCGATTTAGACACCACAGACGAATTCGTAGATCCATTTAGTAAATTTGAAGCATGGGCTATGAACCTAGGCGAAGACAATGCTATTACTAGTCAAGATGAAGAAGAAAAGGCAGCAGCCGTCGAAAAGTTACAGACATTAGTAGGACAGCATTTTCCAGCAGGCATAGACGGCCAAAACGCTATTGAAAGTTTAAAAGGCATTATTGATGATCCAAGACTAGCTCAGGAAATTAAAGCTACTGCTAACGAAGATGCTGATACCTGTGTGCGTCCGTTAGTTTATCAATGGTTACAAGATAACGCACCCGAAGTAGTTAATGAATTAGATTTCGGTGACATGGATATGCCTGATGCTGAATATGATGACGAAGGTGGCGACACTGATGACTCATATGCTCTAGCATCAGCAGGTCACGGATCTGATGAGGACTACGGTGATTATGGCAACGAATACGAAGCTAACGATCCTAATCATCCAGAATATAATAAAAAAGATGACTACGATTTACCGCCAAGCATGAGAGGCAAAGGTACAGACAAATATCGTTTACCAGATACTGATAAACACGATGACAGACATGCTCGCGATTTCCGCAAGCGTACTGGACAAGAAGAATCTGTAAATATTCAAGAAGTAGCAGAATTTATGTTTAGTTGTTACGACAAGGATTCTAGAACATTCCCTAGAGGTCCAGAAGGCGTTGTAACAATGGTAGGCAAAAAGTTTGGTGAACAGGCAGAACAAGTAGCTCGTCAATTTGTAGAAAGAATGGCACCGCAACAAAATACACAAGTACCGCAGGTCAATGAACTAGCACGTATTAGAGAATTATCAGGCTTACAATAAACAATTTTAGAGTAAAGATTTGGACACTTCGGTGTCCTTTCTTTTGGTAAAAATATTTTAGAAAGAGGTTGCTCTTACTAAATAAATCACGCATAATAGTTGTTATGCGTAAGGCATATTACATTTTAAGGCATATTATAGGAGGCAATTTAAAATGGCTACACTAGCAGAAATCCGAGCAAAACTTCAAGAATCACAAGCAGGTCAAGGCGGCAAAACAAGCGGCGGCGACAACGCAATTTATCCCCACTGGAACATGGCAGAAGGTAAAGAAGCAACTATTCGTTTCTTACCAGATGGAGATTCTAACAACACTTTCTTCTGGATTGAACGAGCAATGATCAAATTACCGTTCGCTGGAATCAAAGGTGATACCTCAAGCAAGCCAGTTCAAGTACAAGTTCCATGTATGGAAATGTGGAACGAAACATGTCCAGTACTTTCTGAAGTACGTGGTTGGTTCAAGGATAAGAGTCTTGAAGACATGGGTCGTAAGTATTGGAAGAAGCGTTCATACCTTTTCCAAGGTTACGTTGTAAAGAATCCTATCTCGGAAGATACAACTCCAGAAAATCCAATCCGTAGATTTATCATCGGACCTCAGATTTATCAGATTATTAAATCTGCTTTGATGGATCCTGAGCTTAATGAGTTGCCAACAGATTTCAACCACGGTGTTGATTTCCGTATCGCAAAAACATCCAAGGGCGGTTACGCAGACTATTCTACTTCAAAGTGGAGCCGTGTTGAACGTGCTCTAAGCGATGAAGAACGCACAGCAGTTGAAACACATGGTCTCTTTAGTCTAAAAGATTTCCTTCCAAAGAAACCTACAGACGTAGAACTTAAAGTTATCAAAGAGATGTTCGAAGCATCTGTTGATGGCGAAGCCTACGACATGGATCGTTGGGGTCAATACTTCAAACCAGCAGGTATGAGTCAAGCTACAGGTGATCCTGCCGCAAGACGTACTGAAGCTGTCGTTGATGAAGACGAACCAGCGATAGTAGCAGCCCCAGTGGCATCATCTGCTCCTAAAGCAGAAGAACCAGCGGCTGCTGGCAATAACAGTAGAGCACAAGACATCCTAGCGATGATCCGCTCACGTCAAAGCCAGTAAAAACTAGCTTAGAGAGGTGCTCCGGCATCTCTCTAATTTCATTTCTGTAAGGACTATAATAATGACAAAAGCATTTGATATATCAAAATTTAGAAAGTCTATTACTAAATCAATTGACGGTTTAAGTATTGGCTTTAATGACCCAACTGATTGGGTTAGTACAAACAACTACGCATTAAACTATCTTATCAGCGGCGATTTTAATCGTGGTATTCCGTTGGGTAAGGTTACAGTATTCGCAGGTGAATCTGGAGCGGGCAAATCATTTATCTGTTCAGGTAACCTAGTTAAGAACGCACAAGCACAGGGCATTTTTCCAATCTTAATTGATACAGAAAACGCACTTGACGAAAAGTGGCTACACGCACTTGATGTTGATACAAGTCCAGATAAGTTGTTAAAACTTAACATGGCAATGATTGACGATGTGGCAAAAACTATTACAGAATTTGTTGCTGAATATAAAACAATGCCCGAAGATGAACGTCCAAAAATATTGTTCATTATTGACTCATTAGGCATGTTGCTAACCCCAACAGACGTTAATCAATTCCAAGCAGGTGATTTGAAAGGTGACATGGGCCGTAAGCCTAAAGCATTAACAGCACTTGTACGTAATTGCGTTAACATGTTTGGTTCATTAGGTATTGGCTTAGTAGCAACTAATCACACATACGCTTCACAAGATATGTTTGATCCAGATGACAAGATCAGCGGCGGCCAGGGTTTTATCTACGCCAGCTCTATTGTGGTTGCTATGCGTAAGTTAAAGTTAAAAACAGACGCAGATGGCAATAAGACCACAACAGTTAACGGTATTCGTGCTGCTTGTAAGATCATGAAAACTCGTTACGCAAAGCCATTTGAATCAGTACAGGTTGAGATTCCTTATGAAACAGGTATGAGTCCACATAGCGGATTAGTCGACCTGTTCGAAGCCAAAGGGCTGCTCAAGAAAGAAGGAAACAGCCTTGTCTATACTACCAAAGATGGCGAGATTATCAAACAGTTCCGCAAAGCCTGGGAACGAAATGAAAAAGATGGTCTTACTATCATGATGGAAGATATTTCAAAACATGGCGAAATCACCGCTTCAGAGATAACTAATAATGTTGAACCTGAAACGGAGACCCAAGAATGAAAGAAGATTTAATTGCCGACCTGTGGAATGTAACTAGCGAGCATATTACAGAGAAACAAAAGAAAGACGTAGCGTTTGATTTTATTAATGTCTTACTGGATTACGGCATCAAGGAGACAGTACTGAGCAATATGCTAGGTATAGATCCATTTTTAGACGAAGCCATTGAGTATGCGTTAGACGCTGAAGATGAAGCAGAATACGAAGATAATGATTACTCAGAGGATGACGAGTGAATTGGTACGACAAGGTTAGTAAAGATATTTCAAACATTCCCGATGCTGCTGTTTTTTACGAAAGTGAACTTCAAGCAGCAAAGATTGAGTGTAAAATATTTGGTAACATTGAAAAAGTATCAGCGGCAATGCCTGGTATTGTAGAGAATCGTTTTAATCAACTTCAAGAGATTGAAGCGATTCTCGAATATCTTAACATTGAACTGCGTCGACTTAAGAGTCAGCATTTTCGTAAGTATTTAGAAAACTATCAACGAGCTTTATCTTCCAGAGACTGTGAAAAGTTTGTAGACGGTGAAGCCGACGTTGTAGACTTTGAAAAAATTATCAACGAATTTGCTTTACTTAGAAATAAATGGTTAGGTGTTATTAAAGCACTGGATCAAAAACAATGGCAACTTACCAATATTGTAAAATTGCGTGTTGCTGGATTGGATGATGCTAATTTATGAACATTTTAGTTACAGGTGGGTTGGGACTAATTGGTCACAACATTGTTAGAAAATTAAAAGATCAAGGACATGCTGTAATTGTCTATGATAATATGTCTAACTACGGTATTATCCCGCAAGCTGAATTAGATTATCTGTTAGATGAAAGAATCAAACTAATCGGTGATGTGCCAATTTTTAACAATGACATTGTTGACGAAGAAATGTTTGATTGGATATTGCCCAACTACAATATTGAAGCAATTATTCATCTTGCTAGTTTTCCTAGACAGAAAGTAGTCAATGCTGATCCGGTATGGGGCAGTAATGTTATGAGTACTGGGCTATTGGTGCTATTGGAAAAAGCTGTAAAACACGGTGTAAAACGATTCACCTATGCTAGTTCCAGTATGGTCTACGGCGATTTTAAAGATTACGTAACAGAAGATGCCGTGTGCTGTCCACAAGGGCAATACGGTATTCTAAAACTAGCAGGCGAGTGGTTGGTTAAAGACTATACTCGCAAGCATGGTATTGAACATACTATTCTAAGACCCAGTGCTGTCTATGGTCCATTGGATGTAGAAGATCGTGTTATTTCAAAATTCTTACTTACAGCTATGCGAGGCGAAACTCTCAAAGTCAACGGCAGCAGTGAGACATTAGACTTTACCTACGTAGACGACGCCGCTAACGGATTTGTAGATGCTACTCTGTCGCCTGCCGCAGCCAACGGCACGTATAATATAACAAAAAGTCACAGTAAGACTCTATTGTCGGCTGCTGAATTAGCTGTAAAGTTAGCGGGCAAAGGCAATATTGAAGTAAAAGAAAAAGACGTAGACTTTCCTAGTCGCGGAGCATTAGATATCACTCGAGCACGTAGAGACTTTAATTTTAGCCCTAAAATAGATATCGACGAAGGGTTTGAAATCTATTATAATTGGCTGTTAACATCAGAATACTGGCAAGCCAATCTAAATCAATCACAATAAAGTTAGCATATAAATAGTGCTATGAAAATAGTACTTGTCACTGGCGGATTTGATCCCCTTCATTCTGGGCACATTGCCTACTTCAAAGCAGCACGAACATTAGGCGATATGTTGATCGTAGGCCTAAATAGTGATGAATGGCTTATACGCAAAAAGGGTGCGGCGTTTATGCCCTGGAACGAACGTTTGTGTATTGTCAACAACTTAGCAATGGTAGATGAAGTCTTTACCTTTGATGATGAAGATGGCAGTGCCCGTCATTTTATCCAACAGGTGCGAGCACACTATCCTACAGCAGAATTAGTTTTTGCCAACGGTGGTGATCGCACACAAGACAACATACCCGAGATGGATGTTATAGATTCTAACTTAACATTTGTGTTCGGTATCGGTGGTTTTAATAAAGCAAATTCTAGTTCTTGGATTCTACAAGAATGGAAAGCACCAAAGACAGAACGACCATGGGGTTACTATCGAATACTTCACGATGTACCGGGAATGAAAGTCAAAGAACTTACCGTTGATCCAGGGAAGAGTCTAAGTATGCAACGGCATTGGATCAGATCCGAATATTGGATAGTACAGGAAGGAACAGCAGTAGTTAATAGTCAAACGCCCAACGGTTATGCGTTACCTCCAAAAACATTAAACAAGTACGACGAATATCATGTACCTACACTAGAATGGCACCAGTTAACAAATCCGTTGTCTGTGCCTTTACGAATAGTAGAAATACAATACGGTGAACGATGCGTCGAAGAGGATATAGAAAGAAAATGATTAAAGTATTCATAGGATACGATCCTAGAGAAGCGATTGCGTTTCATGTATGTTCAAATAGTATTATTAGACATGCCACTAGGCCAGTTAGTATTACTCCACTAGCTCTTAATAATTTTAAAGATTATAAAGAAACACACATGGATGGAAGTAACCAGTTTATCTATTCTAGATTTTTAACGCCCGTACTATCTGACTATATGGGATGGACATTATTTATAGATGGCGATATGATTTTACGTGAGGATATTGTAAAACTTTGGGAATTACGAGACGACTCTAAAGCAGTTATGGTTGTCAAGCACGATTATAAAACTAAGATGACAGAAAAATATCTTGGTAGTAAGAATGAAGATTACCCACGCAAGAATTGGTCAAGTGTTATTATGTGGAACTGTAGTCACCCTAAAAATAGAGTACTTACTCCGGAGTTTGTTGAACAGGCAACCGGAGCACAGTTACATAGATTTACATGGTTAGATGATTCTGACATTGGCCAATTACCCACCGAATGGAATTGGTTAGATGTTGAATATGAACACAATACAAACGCAAAACTAGTTCATTACACACTTGGTACACCGTGCTTTCATGAATTTGCCGATCAAGGTAGCTTTGCTAATGAATGGCACAGAGAAAGAATACTGACCGAGCATTGCCAACAGAAAGATATATGATATTTTTAAGTAAAAACGGCCAAGACGGCTACATTAATCAATTTTGTCGAGGCAGTAATGGACAATTAGTTAATACTAACAATTTTGTCTACGATGAGTCTACTGATCCTATTGTATTACGAGGAATTCTCAAAGACAGTATTATGAAAAAATGTTGGAGAGATGGTAGAGATTTTTATTACGTAGACACTGGGTATTTTGGCAATGAAAAAACACCAGCTAACCCTAATGGCTGGAAGTATTGGCATCGTATTGTAAAAAATAATTTACAACACGGAGAAATTATTCCTAGGCCAGATGACAGATTTAAACAGTTTAACAAAAAATTTAATCCATGGAAAAAACAAGGACGTAAGATTTTAATTGCCGCACCTGACGAAAAACCTTGTAAATTCTACGGTATTGACAAAGATACATGGGTTAACGAAACTATAGAAACAATTAAAAAACATACAGATAGACCTATTGAAGTTCGTGAACGTGCTAAATTAAGAGCAGATAGATTAACTACAAATACTTTACAACAAGCCTTAGACGATGATGTATTTGCTCTAGTAACATTTAACAGTGTTGCTGCTGTTGAAAGTATATTTCATGGTATTCCTGTGTTTACACTAGCACCCACAAATGCTGCTAGTCCTGTAAGTTTACAAGATTTAAGTCTTATAGATTCGCCTTACTATGTAGATGGCGATAAATTATATGCGTGGGGTTGCCACTTAGCCTACGGACAATTTCACGTTGACGAAATGAAAAATGGCAAAGTCTGGACCTTATTATGAAATTACATTTTATTACTAGCATCTCAAAAGAGTATTGGTTTGACACAGCAAAGAAGTGTATATCGACCTGGAATTTGCCAGGCGATGTAACTATCTTTATCGATCAGCAATACGGTGATTTAGACTGGATTAAAGAAATTCCGTATCACACACGTCTATTATCAGTGCCGCCATTGAGAGTTGACGAATTTACTAATACTGCTAAAGTTAGAAAATTTTGGGGCAAGACTTGTTCTCAGATCGTAGCAGTTAGAAATCGCGACGAAAATGAGCGAGTCGTATGGATTGACGGAGACGTTGAACAGATTAGCGAAGTGCCCAGAGAACTGTTTGATTTTGATTTTGAAGAACCCTTAGCTATGCTGAACAGCAATAACAATCAAGATTGTTGGGAAACTGGCATTGTTATTTTTAATCAGCAAAATGGAAAATTAAATCAGGTAATGAAACGATATGAGAACGCATGGCAAGATGAAGAAATACTTACTAGTCTCTGGAAACCATATGACGCCCAGGTATTAGGGTATGTTGCTGGCGATCGTTTTAAAAACTTATGTAATGAATCTTGTAAGAATGCCGATGCGTTAAAACACAGTGCCTTAGGGGCATATTTTATACATTGGATTAATAAAACAAACAAATCAAAGTTAAATGAACAAGATTAAAGTAGTTGGTTATCTTTCAGGAATACCTCCTGGCATTAAAAATCAACACAAGCGTGATATCATTCTACGGTTCATTGAAGGCGTAAACAAATCTGGCGATGTTGGTATATTACAAAATAGTAGAGATACTATGCCCGCAGACATTGCTTTTATTCAGGGGTGGGTCCATGCTGGTAGCGGAGACTCTGCTCACCTAAACATAAGAAAACAAGTAATTCAACAACAAAAAACACTAGGCAAGCATACGTTAGTAGTTGACAGTAATTTGTTTAATTACGCAGATCCTGACAACAAAGATAGATATTTAAGATATAGTTTTGACGGAGTATTTCCGACTACAGGTAATTATTTTTCTAGCAAAGTTGATCCTAGTCGTTGGCAACAAATTAGCAAAGATCAAAATATTACTCTTAAGCCTTGGAGAACATCTGGTAATCATATACTGATATGTACACAGCGTCCTGGCGGCTGGAGCATGGGCGGGCTAGACGTTAATCAATGGCTGAACTACACTATTGCCGAATTAAGAAAATATACTAATCGGCCAATAGTTGTTAGGTCTCATCCCGGCGCCAAGGGATCTAAAGAAAGTGTATCTGTAAATAATCGACAAGGATTGTATACTGTTAGTTCAAATAAATTTATCACAGATGATTTAAAAAATTCCCATGCTGTGATTACATTTAATAGTTCGCCAGGTGTTGCCGCAGCGATAGAAGGAATTCCCGTGTTTGTCACAGACCCTAATCCTCGTATGAGTCAAGCCTACGAAGTTAGTAATCATTCTTTATCGTTGATAGAAAATCCACGTATGCCTGAAAGACAAGAATGGATAGAACGTTTATCAATGAGTCATTGGAACAACGAAGAATCACGCAGCGGAGCAGCGTGGCAACATATAAAACAGTTTATCGCCAATGTTGTTTAACTAACGGGTGGTTGGGCAAGGTTGACGGTTTAGTATGAATTTTTCTAAAATGTAAAATTTTTACATTAGACAAATCTAACAAGTGATCTTTTTTGTTTACTATATGGAACCATTTAGAAGGTATGTGATCAGTGAACAGCGTATGGCTAACATTCTCACTAATTAGTGCCTGGTCGCCGTACAAAGGCGGAGTGCTATATAGTTCTTTCCAGTGTGCTAACGGCTTTGACAGATACAACTCCCATAAAAAACCGTAGTCGCCCTGCCACCACATCATAGCACTAGAATGAATTTGTTTGTCGGCCTCTAGCCACATTACAAATTTTTTATCCATTACGGATTTTATTATTTCATCTATATTATCGCATATCACAGTGTCTAGGTCTAGATATAACACCGGACCGTCAAAAAGTTTTGGTTTGAATAATTGAAGTTTTGCCCAAAACCCATCACCGTCGGTATCCAAAGGAATGCGTTCGCATGGAACATCACAGTCACTAAGGCAAATAAATCTATGAGGTAATGTAAGATTCCTAGCCACTGAGTTTTTAAGTTTTTCAACCCAAGTAGCATCGTAGCCTACTTTGCCGCCTTCTCTTAAAACACAAACTACGTTAATCATGATATCTCTGTAAAACTAATAAGCCAGATTCTCTATTACAATGTTCTACGATACGCCAGTTGTTATTATTCATTAAGAATTCAGCAGCGGCCTCGAATACTCCAGGCCACGCAGTAGTATCATGAAATATAATAAACTTTTTTATTTTATCTGCGTGAAGACGAAGCTCTTCTTGGGTGTGCTTTTTTTTATGTACAGTATCTATAAACAAAAGATCAGCTTCTTCAATATCAATAGCTAAACTATCACCAATAATAAATTGAAAATCAATATTTTTAGAAACGGCATGAAATTCTAAATCAGGTAATACCGATAAGTATTTGTCAGTGATGTCATAACTCCTCAGTTTCTTTGGAGCTCCGGTTAAAAAGGCAGCAGTGCTTAAACCAGTATAGACACCAAATTCTACAATGCTATCAACTTGGCTGGCATATCTTGCGTAGGTGTCAAATCTACTAGGGCTATCGCCTAACCATTCTGTTGGTTTTATTTTTAGTTCTAAAAATTCTGATTTTAATTGTTCAATAGTTCTCATGTTTATACACAATATCGTGTCCCCAATTTAGATAAACCGAATAACCCCAACTTTTTAATAAGTTGTCAATTTTTAGTTGAGGCCATCCGTACTCGTCACCACTGCCATTTGTTTCTAAAACAATTAACGGTGTGTAACTTTTTATTGTTGCTTCGGCTCCTTCTAGTGCCGGTCCTTCGAATCCTTCAATGTCTAGATGAATTAAATCTGGTTGGACATTGAGAGAATCAATAGTAACTTGTTTAATATTACCAGAATCTTTTATTTTTAAAGCTCCGCTATTTTGTATATCCCATAGCGGATTAGTTGTTAGCCCTACCAATCTAATGTCACTGCCAAGGGCATACGGATACTTAACAACATTGTCGGATGGTGCGTTTTGTGTTAAACAATAATAATTATCAGGATCAGGTTCACATGTTATAACGGTATTGAAAATCTTACTATATAACAACGGATATAATCCAGCATTGCCGCCTGCTTGAATCACTGTTTCTTTATTTTTACAAAGAGTTGAGATCTTATTGGGCAAATCCCAATGCTCTTTTTTATTCAACCACTTCCATGCCCACACATCATCCTTTGGCCATAGAAATGTAGAATCGTGCCGTTTGCTATATCGATTTTCAAATTGCATTATTTCAATTTCCCCAAAAATGTGTTCTTATTAACGACGACTTACCATCTGTGGGGTTTCTATCTTCGGCTTTGCCCATCATATAACTATGTATTTGAATTTTTACCAGGTGTTGATTAATAGCATTGTCTGCTGGTAAAAACGTATTTTTGTATTCTTCAACTAAAATTTTAGCAGCATGAGGTTTGATCAAGTATCCTGCGTTACCGGGCATTGATGACTGATAATATACCTCAGCAATAGGCTCGCCTTCCGGAGTAAGCAAATACTGCCAATATTTTCTCATCTTTTTCTCATGACTAGACGCAACTGATAACACGTCAATCCATTCTACTGGCTCGTATTTTCTTATAACTCTAGCATCGTCTTCCCAAATAAAAATTGTTTCGTTAAGTTCAACACATTTTTGCCATAGTCTGTAATGGCTGGAAAAACACCCAATTTCTCCGGGTTTTTTATGCTCTTCTCTATCTCTATATTCGTCAGGAAATAAATCTGAAGGCCCACCTTTGAATCCCCATGGATGATATCGCTTGCCTTCTTTTAAAAATTGTTCTTTAACTTCGTTGCCGTAGGAACCTTCGAACAACTCGACCGGCATTTTAAAATTTTCCAGTTGAGATTTCAAAATTAACGCAGATTCTAAACTACTTTGTATTTTTGAAAGATGTATGATGAATGATTTATACATTAAATTTCTCTAAATTTTTAGTAAGACTAAATTTTCTTAAATTTTTCATATTAAAAAAATCATGTAGTCTAATAATAGGTACAGTGGTGGTTTTTAAATTAATTATGTCAACACCAATGTGTTTGTCAGTGGGCAATGCCCCTTTGTCGAGAGCAAATTTTATCAAACGCCTTGCTCCTTCCGGTTTTATCAAATAGCCATATGCTCCGGGGAGATAGCCTCCTGCCTTGTCTTTGTATTTTATATCAGCTGGTTGATAATTTATGGGTAGTGTTAGGCTTTTTTCAACTTTTTCGTTGTACGATTCGTTAAAGTGATCATAGGGATCTAAATTTAATACATGCTCAAAATGATTTTCAACATCTTCTGGTAATTTTCTAATAAAAATTCCATCGTGTTCACAAATTAAAAATGTTTCGGTTTGTTCGGCACATTTTTTCCATATTTCGTAATGACTTAAGAAGCATCCTTGGACACCTGGCAGTTTTTCTATCTTGTCTTGAAGAAACTTTTTAATTCCGTACTCTTGAAATTTGTGCTGATCCTTAGTGCCGTCACAGCCAATCCAGCCTCGAAGATCAACTCCAAATTTTTCTGCTTCAGCAACCGCTTCTTGAGCAAATTTCACACTCATGTCTATGCGATCTTGATAAATTACAAAACTTTTCATCGCCAGTACGCTTCGGTCCTTTGAATTTTTAGATCTTTTTTAAGACTTTTGCCGGCGACTTTTCTTTCGCCTTTGAGGTGGTCTAAGTAGGCACCCCACTCACAATTAATCAACGGATGACCTTCGCCTTTTATCACCCCCTTACTCCAATTTAGCTGTTTTAGGGATGGGAATTGTCTACGTACAGCATCGAACACATAACTGTCGTGCCACTCGTCTAAGGTAAAAATTCCAGTTTCTGCCTGGTCGTACATTCTTTGAAACTCGGATAAAAATGCCTGAGTTGCTTGGGATTTTAAATTCATCGAATACAGTCCGCACTCGGAAAATTTGCCATCTCTGCCAAGAAAACACAGGTCCATGTCTTGTGGTATGAGACTGTTGATTTTTTCTACAGTAATTGGACTGTGACAAATCATGTCGGCGTCCATCCAAATTAATACGTCAGCATCACAGTTCTTAGCACAGTGAAAAATTGAATAAACCTTGTGAGCAAATCTCACAGCATCCCATTTAAAAGGCTTGTGACTGTCTTTTCTTGCGGCTAATTTTGGAAATGATGAAATGTCTCCGTTGGCGTGTGGCACATCTTTCCAACGAGTCTTAAATGCTATTAGATCAGGTACACCTGTGTCTAAATCGATAAGAGCAGTGCGTGAATGATCATGTACCAGCGGATTAACTTTTTCTGGATACAGGTATAAAGTAACTTCTTTAGGCCAGTTTTTTACGTAAGTTTCAATCATCTTACGACCGTACTTATTGTACCCTGATTCATTAAAGGTTGTGACTACCGCAAATTTTCTACTCATAAACCCCTCCAATTGTTATTTATTGGCTGGAAAAGACTTGTGTTTTTTATTTGTTTCTGTTATTATAATACAATGTCAAACAACCCCTTCATTGAAGACATTTTTATTGATTTAGCTGATACGATCATGGCTGGGTCTATCATTGTTCCGCAAGTTGACTACGACCCAATAATTAGTTTTTATAACACAATCTTAAGTGGCAAACAGCTGACTAAGAAGCAAGCCGACTACCTTATAAGACTATTGATCAAGTATCAAACAGTCTACGAGTCTATTGTAAATATCAGCATTGCTAATGTAATTACAAATCCAGTGTGGAGACAGCCGTTTAGAATCTTAGATTATTCTAAGAGTGTTTCTGTGGCTCCTAGCGAGGCAGGTATTGATTACATACATTTAAAATTTCCGTTCGCTCTTAAAGATACGTTTATCGCAGAATTTGCCACTTCTCGTGGAAAATCTCCAGCTACGTGGGACGCAGAAGAAAAAGTTCAAAAAATAAAAATACACGATATTAATATTATCCAGTTGTATGAGTTTGTTAAGAAAAATAATTTTGACATAACCGATGATTTTTTATCAGTGGTATCTCAAGTTGAAGAAATTTGGGCCAGTGGAGAAGAATTGTTGCCGAGGTCTTGCGTGGTCGATAGCAACGTTGAAATAGTCAATTATACCGATTCGGCAAAAGAGTATTTTAATCAAAACAAATCTAACTCCGTAATTAAAGATCTATTCTTAGCTAGGAGCATGGGATACCCTTTGGCTAATTCAGATAAAACAAACAGACTGGATCGACTATTTTCATCAATGGACACAAACTTTTGGATTCGAGATCTCGAAGACTGTTTTAAATTTATCAAAGACATTGACTTATTTCCAATTGTGGTATTTTTAGATCGTGCTAGTAATGTAATGGAAGATATTAACACCTATTATTCAGCATTTAAAACCACCGGGTTTGATGAAAAAACTATAAGAGTATGTTTTAGATTTAGCAACGACGAAGAAGGTGGTAAAAAGTTTAATCGATGGATAAAAGAAGTTGGGTTAGGCGGATCAATGTTATCGGGTAAGATTTTTATCTGTCAACACAAGCCGCCAAAATGGATGCTCTCACCTAATTTTTCACCAAAGATTTTAATAAGTAATAGCCTCTACCCGTCCACAAGTCAGCAGACATCACACTTTATCAAACATCATCATACTGTGTTTTATGTTGGCAATGTCAAACCTTCAATGAACAAGGAATATAGAATTGTCGAATTGTAAATTAACTATTAAAGACGAAGTAAACATTAAATTTGAAGGACTGACAATTGAAACTAGACGTAAGTTAGCCAATAAGTTTAAGATTGAAGTGCCGTGGGCTAGATATCAACCATCCTATAGATTAGGTCGTTGGGATGGTACTGTTGCTTTCTTTGGTATCGGCGGCACAGGTTATATGTGCCATCTTGAAGAAATATTAGACATCGTTGCAAATGCCGGGTATGACATCGAAGTTGAGGATCTAAGGCACCCCACACAACTGGCGTTTACTAAAGTCACAGAAACGTATTGGGCAGATCAAGGCAAGACATGGCCTAAAGGTCACATCATGGAAGGTAAGCCAATCATGCTGAGAGATTATCAGTATGAGGCTATAAACAAGTTTTTAGAAAACCCTCAATCTTTACAAGAAATTGCCACAGGTGCTGGTAAAACTATTACTACAGCTACACTAAGTCATTGTTGTGAGCAGTATGGCAGGACTATAATTGTTGTGCCTAATAAATCGTTAGTAGAACAAACAGAAGAAGACTTTCGAAATGTTGGTTTAGATGTCGGTGTGTATTACGGTGATAGAAAAGAACTAGGCAAAACACATACTATATGTACGTGGCAAAGTCTTAACGTGTTGGATAAAAAGTCAAAAGATAATTCCGAAGCAATGACACTTGGCGATTTTCTAGAAGGTGTTGTGGCATTTATTGTCGACGAAGTTCACCAAGCAAAAGCAGAAGTTCTTAAAAATATTCTTACAAGAGACCTAGCACATTGTCCAATTCGCTGGGGCTTAACGGGTACTGTGCCTAAAGAAAAGTTTGAATTTCAAAGCATCCTAGCCAGCATTGGTCCTGTAATTAATCGAATATCGGCACACGAATTACAACAAAAAGATGTGCTGGCACAATGCCATGTTAACATTCTACAAACAATCGAAATCAAAGAATTTAGAAGTTATCCAGAAGAATTAAAATATCTAACCACTGACTCCGATAGAATTGATTGGCTAGCAAATAAGATCAAAGACATAGCAACTAGTGGCAATACTCTTGTTTTGATTGATAGAATTGAAACCGGCAAGCTACTGATAGAAAGAATACCGGAAGCTGATTTTGTTAGTGGTGCCGTAAAATCTAAAGATAGAAAAGAAACATATGATGAAATTAAAACAAGCAGTAATAACATTATTGTGGCGACTTATGGTGTGGCCGCTGTGGGTATTAATATTCCTAGGATCTTTAATTTGGTTCTTATGGAACCCGGAAAGAGCTTTGTCCGTGTTATCCAATCTATTGGACGAGGTGTTAGGAAAGCGGAAGACAAAGACTTCGTCCAAATCTGGGATATAACAGGCGGAACAAAATATGCCAAACGTCACTTAACAGAACGCAAGAAATTTTACAAGGATGCTCAGTATCCTTTCAATATAACCAAGGTAACCATATGAAAATATTAACATTAAAAAACACGGCATTTGATTTAAATGAATTGCCAGAAGAAGTAGAAGAAGACACAAGATTTTCAGTGTTAGATAATTCAAATACCAGCGATCCAGATTTTTATTTTGTGCCGTTGATATTTTTAGAATCATTTAACGCACCGGCAATTGTAATGCGAATTGGCGGCCACGAAGTACAGATGCCATTAGACTGGAGCATGGTAGTAGGAGACAAAGAATGCGGATTAGATCCGGAGGTATTACCGTTAACTAGTATTAATGAACGAGGATTTGAAGCATTTAGTTTAAATCCTATTAGCGGGTTTAGGCCCGAATACTTGCCTGTTGAAATTGTAAATATCTATCAAGATGTTAAATGGTATTTTCCAAAGATGAAAAATAATCAATTGTTGACAGTGCCCATTCACGAAGGCGAAGGCCCGTTATGTGTGTTCTTTGTTAAAGAAATTTCTAGACAAAGCGAAGTATTACAGTTGGATAAACTATTCTAATTAAAGATTAAAGGAATATTATGAAAGCGGGAAAGGTTTGGGGAGTTACTAGGTTACTTGAAGCTAACGGTGTATTAGAATTTCATCGTATTGAAGCTGCTGCCGGCGGTGTGTGTTCAAAGCACAAACACAAATACAAGTGGAATGGATTCTTTGTTGAATCTGGAGAGATGATCATTCGTGTTTGGAAAAATAATTACAACTTAGTTGACGAAACTATACTAAAGGCTGGAGAGTATACTAAAGTTGCTCCTGGCGAATATCATCAATTTGAAGCTGTCACTGATTGTGTTGCCTTTGAGCTGTATTGGGCAGAATTTGATCACGATGATATTGAAAGAGAAACTATAGGACATAAAAATCATGGGACAACTTAAACCTGGCGCAACATACATATATGAGCGTGATAAAGAAACAGTCTACGCTCGAGAGTTTGGCGCAGACCCGATGACTCGTCAAGTAGTCGGTTGGAACTATGATAAAAACAATCCGAGCTTTGATCCGCGAACTAGTGACAGTAGACCGTTACATGATCATATAATGGAAGATCAACTTTGGGGAAATATTCGCAGAGCAGCAAAAACAAATTCTACTTTACAAGAAGCACTAGATCGTGTTAAAATACTGTATCACTTGAGCAAAGAAGATGGCAGATAAATTAGAACTTAAAACAATATTGGCAGCAATTGACATGGGCTCTAAAGAGTCATGGGATGAGTTTTCAGACGAAGAAAAAAAATCAGTAGGTTTTTTCTTATTGAATAGATATGTAAGTAATGTTAAAACAAGCAATCAAGATCTAGCAGAGCATTATCTAATTCTTGTAAACGAATTTGTTAATAAAAACTTTTATCTAGCATCAAAGCATCCTAAATTGTTGTGGCAGTTAATGTGTGCTTGTGGTCATGAATCAAAGAAAATTCATTTCCACGAATGGTTGGCCTTAAAAAGAAAAGCAGAGACAGGTGGTAAGAAAAGTCAATTTTTACAAACAATATACCCTAATGCTAAACTTGACGAAATTGAGTTGTTGACTAAACTAACCGATACTAAATCTCTTAAACAATTAGCTAAGGATCACGGATATACCGATAAACAGATCAATGACCTTAAATTATAAGTGCGGATATTGTGAAAAGGAGTTTACCAAAGAAAAAACTTTGGCAGTCCACGTTTGCGAGAAAAAACGAAGACATCTCGGCCGAGGTGAAAAACATGTACAGGCTGCGTTAATTGCCTATCAAAAATTCTATCAAATAGCACAGAGAGCAACCAAAGCCAAGACATTTGAAGAGTTTGTTGATAGCCCGTATTACAATGCTTTTATAAAGTTTGGTAGTTTTCTGTCTAACGCCAATCCAATATATCCCGAGCAGTATATTGAGTGGGTTATAAAAAGTGGAGTAAAACTCGATCATTGGTGTAGGGACGAGTTGTATGATAAGTACGTGGTAGAGCTAATTAAAACTGAGCCGGCCGACGGAGCAATACAACGTACTATGAATACTATGTTAGAATGGGGTTCTCAAAATTCAGCTGAATGGGAGCACTATTTTTTATATGCGAATCTAAATAGAATTACGCAGCATGTTAGAGATGGTATGATTAGTCCGTGGATTCTGTTAAACTGTAATAGTGGTCGTAAGATGCTAACGAAGTTAAATAGCGAGCAGATCGAGATTATCTCGGGAATATTAGATCCAGATCATTGGACTAGAAGATTTAAAAATTGTCCAGCAGATGTTGAACTAGTGAAAGAAATTGTTAAAGAGGCTAAGATACCATAATGAAAAAAGAAGAAATCACAGAAGAGTTAGCCGAAAATGAAGAATATCTCTCTAGAGATGATATAGACATTGAAGTACAGATAGACGCTGAAACTAATAGAGTACTTGTATTATTTTCAGGATTTAACGACGATGAAGATACCCAAGAGTACGCAGAATTTTTAGCAGAAACATTGCCCTTATTATTGTTTGAAAGCACAAGGTTACAGTAATGCCAGATATTGATATTGACTTTGAAGACCGGACCAAAGCATTGGCAGTGATTAAACATGCTAAAGCTAGTCGCACGGATAAAGGTCAATTGGTTCCTCATAACACAGGCGTGTACCTACATCGTGTTCCTGTAGATGCTACTTCTGGTATATGTTCGTTATCGCATGATCAAGCCGAGGAACGTGGGTATTTTAAAATAGATTTTTTAAATGTAAGTGTGTACAAAGATGTTAGAGATGAAGCACATCTCATTCAACTTATGGAGACTGAACCATTATGGGACTTACTAGAACAAAACGATTTCACGGATTTACTATTCCACGTAAATGGGTATGGGAACTTATTGAGACAGATGAAGCCTCGTTCTGTCAGCGAGTTGGCAATGTTACTCGCTTTAATCCGCCCAGCAAAGAAACATCTGATTGGGAAGAGTTGGACAGAGATTTCTGGGGAGATCTGGACGAAACCAGACAACGGTGATTATTACTTTAAGAAAAGTCACGCAATCGCTTATGCTACTGCCATAGTGGTACAAATGAATCTTATCTGCGAGAAGATAAGCTACGGGTACAGCTGATTATTTAGAAGTCTTTCTAACCAGTGTAATAGATTTTCGTTTAACTCGCTTAGTCATAATATCATTAAGACTTGTAACGGGACCAAATAATACTCGGACGTCTTTGGTACTAAAATTACGTATCACATATTTGAAATCATTCATTTCTTTAGCTAGGAATATGCTAATAGGAATCTGTCTATTTGATTCCCACCACCATACTTCTCCTAATTCTAAAAACTTAGTTTTTTCTTTTTCGGTACGTAATAAGCTATAATCATAAATGCTGGTGATAGCTGCGTCTTGGTTTATTATGATTCCCACGTATTCTAAGTCCACATAAGTGACTACGGATATAAACGGAAAGTTTTCTTGTAAGTGTTGGCTTATTCTCATCGATAAATACTTAATTATAGGGCCACTGAAGATGCAGCTCAATCCGTGTTATTTATATTCAAATAGACTGGACGTATATACTAATCTTGGCTCTTGGACTAAAGAGAGGGTTAGAAAAGTGTATCAACGAACAATGAAAATCTACAAAGGCGTGGATAATCGTCTTGACTTCCAGGTCCGCAATGGTGATAGCAAGCCCAAAGATATTACCAGTATTGACAGCGTTACATTCAATGTTATCGCTGTAGATACCAAGGGCATACAACTACAAAAAACTGTTACTGTAGAGACCGCAGCAGAGGGTAAACTCTACCTAGTGTTGTCCGAATCAGATATCCAAGATTTAGAAAGAGGATACTACCATTTTAGTATGTTCTATACAGACAGCAACAACAACCGTTTTCCGTTATACGGTGATACCCAATATGATGCTATAGGACAATTACAGGTCATAGATGGTGCTTTTGACGTTGACAGCACGACACAAATATAGTATACTAAGTCTATGGCTCTAGTCGTAGACATCTTTCGCAAACACGTTCCTTTTAAGAAAAAGCAGACCCCTAGTGGTTGGATGAGCTTTGATGCTCCCTGTTGCCATCAACGAGGTGAAAAACCCGACACACGTCAGCGTGGTGGTGTGAAGTTCTCAGACGGGTTTGTTTATAATTGTTTTAACTGCGGCTATACAGCTAGCTGGAAGCCTGGTCGTCCTATTAGTCAAAAACTTAGACAGCTGATGTCGTGGTTAGGTGCTCCGGACGACGATGTTAACTTAATGGTATTTGAAGCGTTAAAGACTGAAAGCGGCATTGAAGATACTAGTAAAGATCGTGAACTAATTGACTTTGCTAACAAAGATTTACCAGAAGGTTCTTTACCAATCTCTGAATGGATTACTCAAGATCTTGATCAAGATCTAGATCGACAATTGGCCGACGTTGTGAGTTATCTCGTTGATCGAGGCTATGATCCGTTAGATGATCGATTCCATTGGACTCCGATCGATTTAAAAGATCGTGTGATCATACCGTTTACCTATGGTGGAAGAACTGTTGGTTGGACAGCTAGAAAAATCAAAGAAGGTAAACCAAAGTATCTATCAGAACAGCATCCAAACTTTGTGTTTAATCTAGATTCGATTACACAAGATCAGCGATACGTATTTGTTGTTGAAGGACCATTTGATGCCCTGGCAGTCAACGGTGTAGCATTACTACATAACGAAATATCTGATCATCAAGCTAGACTAATTAATAAGATGGGCAAGGAAGTTATTGTTATTCCTGACCAAGACAAAGCTGGTAGTAAATTAATTGAACACGCACTTAAATGGGATTGGTCTGTGGCATTTCCTAATTGGGAAGACGATGTCAAAGACAGTGCTGACGCTGTAAAGAAATATGGTAGTTTGTTCGTTACTGTTGATGCCATCATGACTGCTCAGCAAGGTGCGATACGGATAAATTTATATAAGAATAAATTTGATAAAAAGGTACAAGAAAATGTTTAAGCTATGGCGTAAATTTAGAGATTGGTTAAAGTATCGTAAAAGAATTAAAGAATTACGTAAACGAGATCCATTTATATACAAATGATTACCTGGGGAATAAATGCCCTAAATCATGATATCAGCATTGCGGTATTTGAGGGCAACGAACTAAAAAAATTCAACACTGTTAAGGGTGTTGACAGAGACTCTGATATCATCCGCAGATCTCTTGATGCCAGCAGCGGTCGTGGCCCAAGTGTTATTGCTTGGTACGAACGTCCTTGGTTAAAGAAAACTAGACAACTGTATGCCGGACAATACAATGCGGCCTTTGATACGAGTGTGATTCCTAGCAGATGGTTGAAGTCTAGCAATCTTGGCTACGCTAAGGTAAAATACTTCCCTCATCACAAAAGTCATGCTGCTGCAGGATTCTTTACAAGCCCGTTTAACAATGCCACTATTGTTGTGCTTGATGCTATGGGAGAATGGGAGTCAGCGAGTATTTGGTACGGTGAAGGTACTAGTCTTAAAAAGTTATGGAGTAAAAGTTATCCAGATAGCCTAGGCATGTTTTATTCAGCATTTACACAATTAATAGGTTATAAACCCGTGTCCGAAGAATATCTATTACAGCGTGACAGTGAAAAAGGCGATCCAAAAAGATATCTAGAAACTGTTAGAGATTACTTTACAGGCACCCTTAGTTTGAAATATAATCTTCACTGCGGAATACTTGATTGGCCCTACTCAATTGACAGTGATCAAGATCGACGGGACATTGCTGCCGCAGTACAGCAGGTATTTGAAGAACAAGCAGACATGGTCATGCTGAAAGCACGTCAGCTATCTGCTAGTAGAAATCTAGTATACATGGGCGGTTGTGCTATGAACAGCCGATACAATCAGCATCTTAACACACAGTGGGATCATGTTTGGTCTTTACCAAACACCGGTGATCCCAGCAGTGCTATTGGTGCTGCCCTATTATCCCTGAATACTAGAATAACA